TTCCCCTAGGAAAGGACTGCTCTATTCAATTGAGCTACATGGGCAAAATTGGCGCGGCTGGCAGGATTCGAACCCGCATTCTCAACTCCAGTTACGTGTAAGGAGGTAGAAGCTCCCCTCGGTTACAGCCGCATATTTTTGGTGATCCATCCGGGTTTCGATCCCGGTTCCCCTCCTTGAGAGGGAGACGACTTAGCCACTGGTCGAATGGATCATGGTGCTCCAGAACAGAATCGAACTGTTGTTACCACTTTACCAAAGTGGTGTTCTGCCATTTAACTACAGGAGCATTTATTCTTCTAAAACTTTGCCAGTGACCTTGCATTGGTAAGGCCAAGCGGCAGCAAGAAAGGATTCAGGACTATCATCAGCTGCAGCGACGTCTGAATCAACCATTTCTTGTGGAGACTGATCTTCAGCATAATCCTCAGGATCAACATCATAGGTTAAAGTGATTGTCAATTCAAATTTCATGTTGGTGTCCAATTGGAGCGGCTGATAGGATTCGAGCCTATGTCTTCAGCTTCGGAAACTGATGCTCTATCCATTGAGCTACAACCGCATGTTAAACTTGTGATGGGATGCGCGGGATTCGAACCAGTACTCATCCATAAGTGCTTTACGCATTTGCTGATGAACTGCGCCTAGTACGCACTTTCAGCACAGCGCACCAACCGTTCTACCATTAAACTAGCATCCCAAATTGGTAGCGAACCACGGAATTGCGCCGTGCTCTCCAGCTTATGGGGCTGGCATAGTCGCTTGACTACCTGATCGCTATTGTTATTATGGTTTGTTTCAATTCAAATAACTAGCTTAGATGACATGTTATTCACTTACCTGACCTAATGCCTTATTGCATTCATAGGAACAAGCGGGTTTGTGATTGTTGATTGCCATGCTCAACAGACCTAAGTCCCCGGCCAGAAATTCTTTTCCACAATGAGCGCAAATTATCTTGGTGCCAGACTCGTGGTGGCGTTTATACGAATCGCGTTCAAGCTTGGTCTTCATTGTTGCATCCTCAAATTGGAGCACGGAGTGGGATTTGAACCAAAATACAAGGATATCGCCTTGTATTACACATTGCCCTCTCTCTTGATCAGGAAGATTGTGCACAATCTTTCCCAACTCCATGAGAAGGATCCTAGCATTGGATGACCCGCGCCTAAATTTGGAAGCGAACTGATCGCTATGAAGTTATTATACCCTGATTCAGTATTCAAAAATTAAGGAATATTAAATTGGTACGTCTGAGTGGGAACGATCCACTGTCGCGAGGTTATCAGCCCCGTGCTCTACCTTTGAGCTACAGACGTAGAAATTTTTAGAACTCCCATATCCTTCAAAATCCTTTCATCAAATATTTGAAGTCTACCAGGGAAAGAAGACCATTTTGCAATGTCTCTTTCTGTTTTGTATCCTTTGACTTCTATGTACGTATTTGAGTTTGGTAAAAGAAAATCGGGAGTGTAAGATCTGTTCTTTTTGTTCCAGAAGTAAGGAAATGTTTCGGAATTTCTAATCCAATTTATTTCTTTCGAATCCCAGTAAATAGCAAGTTGTACTTCCCAAGTAGAGTCGAATTTGTATCCTTTGTATGTGTATTTTTTACTTTTGCCGGCGCCATGATGCCAATTACCAGATTTCGCTTTTGCTAAACATGTCGCGCTTATCAATTTGTTCGTTTCATGACTTCTGTAACGTTCGCTCAATTTTTTAGAAAATGCAGTTTTATCTACTTTGTACCAACCATCGCCTCTCTTACCCTTAACTCTGTTTGGATTGTTTATACAAGTGATTTCGTGAGAACGTAAGCCATTTAGATGAGAGCAATTTCTACCGCAAAACTTGCAGTGGGCACAGTAAATCGTTTTGTTAGGATTGCAAGCAGAGTTGCTCTCATGACTTGCTAGTTTTTGTTTATTGATAAACGACTTGTTGCAATATTTACATTCCATGAATATATTTAGTGTTTGAACAGCCGACCGCCCACACTAGCAGGCTCTCTGAGGATAAATTGGTGCTCCCACTCCGAATCGAACAGAGGATAGATGCTTACAAGGCAACTGTTATGCCACTTAACTATAGGAGCGAAACTTTGGTGCTGTTAGAAGGAATCAAACCCTCTTCTGTGGAGTACGAAACCACCGTTCTATCATTTGAACTATAACAGCACTGGTGGCTGACATTGGTTACGCTCCAATCTCAGTGGGTTTATGAAACCCGCTTGGTCTCTAGACCGACAGCCTCTTCTTTGATCTTTTCCAACAACTTCTCAACTTCAAGCCTTGCCTGAAGACAGAGTCAAGAGTCTGCATTGACATTCCTCACGGCGGAAACGACTATTATACTATGAAGCGAGTTAACGAAACGTTAAAAGCACATATTGCTCTAGACTCAAGCCTTGTTGGTCTGCACTGGTGCAGACTGCAACATGTTCTAAGATGTAATTTTGGTAGGGATCTGAACCCCCAACAACTTCATCACAAGTTGGATTATTTATCTACAAAGCTCCAAACAGTCGCGAACCATTTTTCAACGCTTTGGTGAGGATTTCACTCACAAGTCAGCTTCTTCTCAGTATATGTGGGTTTAACACTGACTTCGCAACCTCCGCAGGAGTGACATTAGTTGTTCACTGCGGTCAAATCGGATTTATCCTTCCTGTGATTCCATACCACTGTAATGTGCAGCGTGCCTTGATACCGAAGAACGTACCTTATCAGCCACAAAATTACATCTTACAACATGCTACTTTAAACTTGGTACCCTCGGTCGGATTCGAACCGACAACCTTCGACTTCTAAGGACGACGCCTCTACCAATTGGGCTACGAGGGCATTTTATGAATTGTGCAAGGAGTCGAACCTCACATCCTCCCTCCGCGGAAGTGTTCTTTGATTTCCTTTGAACTAACAATTCAATTTGGCGCGGTCAGATGGATTCGAACCACCACTTCAATTCCCTCACGGACCGTTTATTGGAATTAAAGCCTGCATCAAATGATGCAGAGGGATACCAGCTTACCCGACAACCGCATAAACTTTCTAGGTGTAGGCGTGTGTTGACGCCTCGTGTTAAGTTTTCTTGAGCAGGGGATGGGCGGAGTTAAACCACCATCCTTGAACCAAAGGAGATCGCGCGCGCCACACTCCTTGCATTCAGTGCTCTAACGTTGAGCTACACCCCCACAGTCAATTCTGTTACCTCAAGAACTCACCTAAAAATTACAAACAACATAGACAATCAAAATTCCAATTAAAACAACAGGAGTCATACTGATGATCGCTCTAGCGACCCAACCTGTAGTAATCATATATGCTCCATGTACAAAATTGGTACCCAGTGACGGTTACGCTCCGCCGAATCCTCCGTGTAAGAGAGGCATTTTACTATTAAACTAACCGGGCAAATTTATTTTCCTTTTGGTGTAGGCGCGCAATTGCGCCTCGTGTTATTCCCTCAGTCACTCCATGTAACTGCTATCTTTGTAGAAGCCGATGGTGGGAGTCAAACCCACGAACAGTCACGATGATCAATCGTTGCATCATAGTGCACTACAATGCTGCCACACCCGAGTAGAATCAAGCCGCTAAGTCTCCGCGTTCATCAGCATATTTAGCCTACAAAGCTCACCATACAACAAAAATGTTCGGATGAACCTCATCTCCGATACCCACAGGTCAGAAGCAGGATTTGCCTAACTTCATTAGTGGTTTACACATCAAATTGCTTCAGATCCTGCCTATTAGTCGGCGATTCTGGGTTAAGCAATTTTGGATGGTTCAACAAATTCAAGTTCTTCAGCTTCAGCCCATGCAATTCCTTCTTGAATGGCTTCCTTCTGGGTTTCATAACGACCAAAACCAGTTGTCCAAGGTTCCCAGAAACCGCCAAGATCAGGATTCCACCAGAACATGACGGCGAAGTTGCCAGACATTCCTTTGGTCACAGTGATGAAGTTTTCTTTGGAGCCAGTTGCATAAGACATGGTGTTCTCCTCAGAAGATTCCCAGGAAACGGTGATGACGCACCAACGCCACGATTTGCAAAGGATTGATGTAAAGCGCTACATCGCCATAGGACTTCATTTGGTATGATGTACAAACACCTTCACTATTGACCTTGATATCAAACTTCTCCACGTGTTTCAGTGTAATCTTTGCGCCAGAAGTCAGATACACAGTAACTTTCATGACACACTCCAGTAAGTTTGTCAACAGGAGTAATTATACTGTGATTCAGCAAAGATTTATTAATCCTTGTTAAACGATAGGTAGAATTCTTGTTTTTCTTTTTCATGTCTCTCATCCAGTCTGCGAAGCCATTCAAAATATGAAATGGTTTCTTTGTAACCAGCTTCTGGGTGAGTCTTGGCCCATGGATCATAATATTCACAACAGATTGCTTCAAGAGTTTGTGCATCCACTTGAAAGCACATTGAATCTGGGCCAATAATTTTGATGACCTTAGACTTATCTATGCTCATGATATGACCTCACAGAAATGGTGTTCTAATTAAACTATCCCCACATACTCATAGAATTTCTCTGCTATTTGGCATGCCGCGAAGGATTCGAACCCTCACTACCAGATTTGGAGTTTGGTGTGCTGCCATTAACACTAGCGGCATATAATTTGGAGCAGGGGCTGGATTTTCACCAGCATTTCCAGTCTTTAGCTGACTGGCGTCTTAGATATTGGACGACTCCCGCATGGAGCTTGGAGCAGGTAGAGGAACTCGAATCCTCAACCACTTCCTTGGCAAGGAAGCATTCTACCAATTGAACTATACCTGCACGAATTTGGAGAGCATGACGGGAATCAAACCCGCTTCGACGGTTTGGAAGACCGTGGCACAATCAATATACCACACGCTCTACATTTATTTATACTTGAATGTGTAACTCTTGCAATTTGTTGGCCACCTTTTGTGCAGCATCAATGACTTCCTTCGGAACCTTTGCCATTGTTGTGTACTGTTCAACAAAGGCATACAACGCCAGTGCATCACTTGAAGTCATTTCAACTGGATTCAAACCAATGTAGGAACGACAATCTTCGTACAAGCCTTCAAGAGTTTTCACTATTTGGTCCTGTGGTTGTGGAACCAGGTATTATAATGCTATAATTCTTAACAGAAGCTTAACGAATTGGAAGCCAGAGTCGGAATCGAACCGACGTACGAAGTTTTGCAGGCGACTGCATAACCACTCTGCCATCTGGCCATAAATTTGGTGGGTTGCCGGGAAGTCGAATCCCGATCTTTCCGCTTAAGAGGCGTGACTCTACCAGTTGAGTTAGCAACCCGAATTTGTTTAGACTTCCTTTGGAGCAAAAAAGAAATCGGGACGGACGCCGAAAGACTTCCCTGCACTGCCAAGTTTCCTTTTTAGATTCTTAGCAACTTGATAACTTTCTTGTTGGAATTCATTTGTGAACTTGACAGCTTTTTTATATGGAACAATAACGAACTCTTCTCCACCTTGCAGTTCTGCTTTATACCGAAATGATCCGAAGGTGGTCAGAAAACGGGTGTTATGTCCAGCAGAATGTTGCTTACGCATGACCAAATATTGTTTGGACTGATTCATAGAACTTCTCCATAATGATGTTGTTGAACAGAACAGTTATTATACTACACAAGATTCAAAAAAGTAAGTGGCGGAGAATTGAGATGCCGCCTCCCATTCGGTTTGCACCGAACCGATCGCTTTCCAGGCGATGCTGACGACTGCGTCAGGTAATCCTCCAAGTTGGCGGAGAACGGGCTGTGTCGATCACCATCCGGTTTCCCGGACCATCCGCTTTCAAGGCGGTGGCAGAGGCCGCTCTGCTTCATTCTCCATTGTATTTTTCATGCTCCTACACCGACCTAGGAATTAAATCAGCCTAACGTATTAACTGGGACTGATACATGAAATTTGGTACCGATGGTCGGACTCGAACCGACACGCCTTTTGAGGGCACTGGATTTTGAGTCCAGCGTGACTACCAATTCCACCACACCGGCAAATTTATTTCTGTAACAATCTAACTTCGTTTTCTGCATATCTGTTTGATGCATACTCTAGATATGATTGCGAGATCAGAGCGTCCGCAGATGAATCACTCTGCAATCCAAGATATCCTAATGAGACAGTCTTGAAACCAGCATCCAAACTCTCCAACGAATCACATTCAGCAGCTTTCTTACAAAAACTTGCAACCAATCGTTTGAATGATTCAAGCGTGGTAGGTATCGTATTCATGGTATTCTTCATCAATGTGAATTGATAATTATACCTTGATTCAGCAAATAAAAATTAACGCTTGTTAAATTGGTGGACCCATAGGGAATCAAACCCTAATCTCCGCGGTGCAAGCGCAGTGTACTCTCATTGTACTATGAGCCCAAAATAATGAGTCAATTCATTCATCTGTTGACGCAGTTGAATTTCATTGACTAATCGCTCATCAACTTTCCGTCAAGTCAGTTGACAAACTCGCAGGCAAAGGAGTTTTCAAGACTCAACCTGCTATTGGACGTTATGCACGTCCATTCTATAAATATGGTGAAACCGGAGGGACTCGAACCCTCATCATTCCGCTTAAAAGGCGTGTCTCTACACAATTGAGTTACGGTTCCAAATTGGCGGGCCAGCAGGGTAATGATCCCTGGTCGGAGAGTTAACAGCTCTCTGCTCTACCTTTGAGCTACAGACCCATAAATTGGGGGGAAAGTCAAGTATCGATCTTGAGTCTTCCGGTTCACAGCCGGAGATTCTACCATTGAACTACAATCCCCACAGCGTTGTAAAGATTGATGGAGTTGCACCATCAGAAAACTGCCAGCTATGGCTAGCAGCTAACGGACTACCCGTTTCTCGAGACTAAAAAAAACGAGTTGGCAGGCTACAGGCCATTTAAGTTTCCCCCTGCTGAAAGGTTCTTGTGGGAAACGCCCATCACCAAATTCAGTTCTGACTCTAAATTACTTCTTTCTGCCAAGACCTTTATCAGTCACAATTGCAAGACTATCCTTTGCCAATCTTATAAAGAATTCATAATGACGGGCAATATCTGTACTGTATCCAGAATTCCGAATTTCCTCTTCGCGCCTTTCTTCCATATCCTTAATCGCGTCTCTATGACGAGCAATATCAGCGTTCACACCAGAAACAACAGAATATGGAGAAAAATATGTCGCTGGACTCTTATAAGTGTTCATGGCAATTCTCCTCTGCTGCATATTTGGTGGGCCGCCAGAGTAACGCTCTCTGTTCTGCGGGTTAAAGGCCCGCTGCATCACTTTAATGCTTGCAGCCCAGTTCTTCTCCATCAATACAAGTTCCGGTTCAAAGGCAACTGGGAAAGGAGTTGCCCAGTTGACGGCTATCTTGTATCTTTTTTATTGGTCAGGGCAGTTGGCTTCGCTCCAACGACCTCTCGGTTCCAGGCCGAGTATTCTACTAGACTGAACTATACCCTGATATTGGTCGGAGAAACAGGATTCGAACCTGCGACCCTCTGCTCCCAAAGCAGATGCTCTAGCCAGACTGAGCTACACTCCGTTAAATTGATTCTCTGTGTGCAACAATTTGTAGGAGCCGAGGATGCGCCCACTGAATTCTTTCAAGTATACTACAACTTTTACAAAAATTGGAGAACCACATGGGTTTCGATCCCATCTCAAGAGGGTGAAAGCCTCTCCGCCACACCAGCTGCGTCGTGGTTCATTGCCGCTACCTAGACCACTCTAAAAGCTGGCGGGTGCGCACATAAATTGTGTTGAGTTCGCGGATTCTCTGATCCCAACTCATTGTCTCACATTCAGGAGCTCTGTCTGAAGAGACAAGTGCCACCTCAATTTGGCGGGACGTAGGGTATTCGAAACCCTTTCACCGCATAGACAGTGCGGTTGCTCGCCATCTGCTCACGCCCCAAATTCAAGAGCAGTTTTATGAGATGCTCAGCTCCCATCTGGTAACGTTCTACCCCGTGATCCGGCGCTATCCGGTCATTCTATTTGAACACAGATTTTGCTATGTTCCGTCTCGAGGTCCAGATACATCAACTTTACTTAAATGCTGCCAGTTTAGGTCACGTGTGAGATTGCAGCAAACCTCACCGATATAGCTCATTTACATCTTACAATGAGCAAAGAACAGGATCACGCCAGGACGGTTTATCTGTGCCGCTACCCTCTTGTGATCCAGATAGATCCGCCAGAGGATGCCGGACGGCCATCCATTATCCTCTGACTTCAGCAAATGTTATCAGTGTTATTCCCTAGGACTCGAACCTAGGATCTCCCCTTTAATGGGGCGACTTAGCCGTTCATCCAGCACTGTTACATTTACTGCATTTGGTTGCCTTGGCGGGCCATTCTCCCGCTTACGTTTTCAACGCCATGTTGTAATTCGGCATGGACTTACAAGCTTTCAGGCCATAAATTGGTGGGTGCCCTAGGTAACGATCCTAGATTGCCCTTGTGAGGCAGCAGTTTTACAGACTGCGTGGGAGACCTCTCCCTGACACCCATATACATTAGAAAGGATTCATCCGCTGGTATTTCTGTTTCCAGATTCCTCCTAGCCGAGCAGCTTATTCCTGAATCGATTTGCTAGTCGTGTTCAGTTATCAGCTCTAATATCGGCGAACCCTTTCTAATGTCCACTCTTGCGAGTGGACAAGTGAAATTTGATCAGTTTTCAAAGTAGCTTGAATTTTACAGCTGGGTTCAGCATTTCGCTTTAACCCTTAACACGAGGACTATTATACCCGTGTTTGATGAAAATTTATTAACGGATGATAAATGACAGCTCGCGAGTATTCTATTTATAGGTGAATTCAAAAAATGCTGCATGTATTGACAATTTTTTTACTAAACTAAATAATTTTGGCTTGAATAGGGAACAACCATGAAGAAGTTGTTGATAGCTATACTGCTACTTTTGTTATGTTCATGCTGTTCAATTCAACAGAGAGCAGACTTCCCTGTTTCATTGATATCTGTGACACATCAAATCTGGTTTGCTGACGGCAGTGATTGTAATTCTGTTGCAGTTGGACCTCATACTATATTAACCGCATCTCATTGTGTTGACAAGAACACTTCTTCACTTGCTGTGGATTCCAAAGACAAAGTTGTACCCGTTAAGCATAAAACATATGATACCAAAGATCATGTGATCGTTATTTTGGGATACACTTTTAAGAACTGGGCTAGTATTAGTCAACAACCTTTACAATTGGGTCAGGAAGTGTTTATCGCTGGCGCTCCTGGGCGTTTGGATCAGTTGTATAGGACTGGTGTGTATTCAGGACTATCACATGTAGGATCACGCGCAGTAATGATGATGTTTCAACTACCAAGTTTCTATGGGGACTCTGGTTCAGCTATTTTCAATCAACAAGGAGAAATCATCACAACCATCACTTGTATAGCCTCCCTGTCTGACAATCATGATTACATCGGATTCGCCTGCGCTTATCCTTTGTCATTCTCGACACAACAGTTGGAACATATTCAATGAATGTGATAGATTATCTCAAGAGCAGGAAATATTCAGAACCAAGTCCAGAACAATACCATGACACAGAAGCTGGTATTCTGGACCTGTGTTGGAATACAACAGATGGCGCTTGGGCCATTCTTGAAGTTGGAGAGAATTCCAATTCAGACTTCTCATTCTGTGCCAGCGGACCTGATGGCAAGATCAAAATGCAAGGTGCCGCCACGATTGAGAATTTAGATGTTGTAATTGATTTCACCACTGAACTGATGAAACCTTAACAACCCGTAGGACTCTGGTTGGAAATAGCAGCAAATGTCATGTACATGTCAGGATGGATGGCCACCATCAGGCGTCCTATCTCTTTTGCAGTATCCATATCTCTGAAGATACCAAAGAGATTGTCCGTGTCATGAGTAACCCCATATAATTGCAGTACCACCATTTCACTGGTATCATATCCATCGATCATATTCAACTGAACAGCTGTTAATGGTAGTGCGTCGTTGATATTCATGGTAATTGCGTCACGTCCAGACTGCATTGATCACGATCAGGCAACTCATAGTCGAGTATAGTGATGCCATGTCTTTCAGGCCACCCCTCTGACTTACCAAGTTGTTCCAATGCCCAGACTCCATCCCAGTCATTCAACAACTCATTCCAAATCGGATTAGCGGCACGTCGAACAACTGCTTGATAGACATCATTATCAGATGCTTCAAGGATTTCGTCTGCTCCAGCCCAAAAATCATTGATTTCATGCGCGAGTTCTTCAGACAAGACATCTGTGTCGATGCCCAAAGTTAGCTCTAAATCCATACCAGACGTAATGCGATATTTCTTAATCATGGCGTGCCTTCTTTGCTTCTTTCGCAGCTTCAAGAAGATTGCGTATTTCACCATCCGTCACATCTTCTTCCTGAACATGTTTTGAAAGTAGACACACAACATCAGCTCCTGTTTCTTTCGCCACAGCGCCCATTGAGTCTGTCGCTAAAGATGAAAAATAGGTATCGTATGGGATGAATTCAACTTTTAATCCGTCAATCATTCTCATTGTTATTCTCCTCTGAATTCATTCAAAATACAGCGAAGGAGCGTAAATCACTCGCCGAGTGTCTTGGTCATACGCATTGAACACCAGTTGCTTTCTACTGATCTGCTTAGCATAATCTGCCAAAGCTTCTTCAATGGTGTCGCCATTACCAGTGGCAGAAGTCAGGATGTAGTCATCTTTGATTTCGCATCGCTGAAACTCAACATAATAGCGAGGCAATTTTCTACCAGCAAGAAATTCTGGTTCCCTTTCATTTACTTCCAATACAAGATCATTCACTTTGGCAAATTCTTGCAAACTTTTGTGTCCAGCAGGATTCAGTTGAATTTTCATGGTGTTGTCCTCAGAACTTGGTAGCGCAAGTAACAGTTTTCACATCGCATTCAGAACCAGCCGAACCATTCTGAAAGCGAACCGTGGTTGGAGTGGCCAAGAAACCAGCACCACCAGCATAGTCAGTAGCAGAGAAGTGTTCATCATTCTCGCCACCAATCATCAAGGGACGACTATCATTTTCCAGACCAGTAAATACACGATCAGCGCGATTCACCGTGAAGGGGGAAGGAAAACCGTGTGAGTGGATGCTAACATTCAAGGCAGAGAACCCAGCCTCAACTTTGTTAGAGTCAACAACGCAAGCCAGATGGCTCTTGCTTGAGAACAGCATCACCGAATATTGCTTGGTGGCCGAGTTAAAAGCCACTTCACCGCACCCTTCCAAGTCGGTCTTATCAGTGAAGCCACGCAAAGCAGGACGGACCTGATTCATCAAAAACTGCTTCAAACTTTCACCAGGTTCAGAAGTCACAACGGAAACAGCAACCGAAGGGACATGGCTCAACTTGAAAGCTGAAATGGTTGAGGAAACTGGCGCAGCAAAAGCGTTAGCAGTCACCAAAACTAGAGCAATCACGAAAGCTTTCATTTTAAACTCCAATGGCTGTTCCAACAAGAATTATTATACCTGAAAAATTGGAAGAGAGCTTAACGGATGTTAAATGGCAAACCTCTGGCGAATAGCAATAAGCAGCCAAGTTGCCTGGGCTGCTTATGCTAACAACATTGATCAACAACAATTACTTAGTGATGAACTTGTATCCATACTTTGGGTTGGTTGAATAATCAGCTACATCATATTGTTCAAATTTTTGACCAGCTGCTTGTGCGCGCACTTGGTCAGTAGCAAATCGGAACAACAACGCATATGATGGACGTGCGATAGCAGGATACCCCACTGGAGAAGTTGGTGATCCAATAAAGTTACCTGGTTGTCCACCACCTTTAGCAGACTGCAATGCGGCAGAGTCTTCTGGACACAACAATGCGGCAGCAACAGCAGCATCATAAGTACCAGCCAAGTTGATACTTTCACGCCAGTCAGAGACAGGACCTGAACCATCTGCGCGTATCAATCCTGAATTGTACACAGTAGCAAACTCGTGTTGCAATACAGGTTGAGCACCATCGCTTAGGATCGCGTCAAATGCAACTGTAGCGAAATAATCCAAGGTCGGTTGAAATTCACTGTAACCAGCCAACATAGCCAATCCAATACCCGTGATCAGGATTTGTTGTTGCCATGGAGCATATTCCTGATGAGGATATCCTTGTCCTTTGGCTGTCTGATCAATAGCAAAACCTTGTTGCGCTGGATAGAATGCATTGTAATCAGCTGCAATAGCCAGAACCCATTTGTCAAAGTAAGCTGGATTGCTGGAGTATTTTGCAGCATACACCAATGCAGTCAGTCCACGGCCTTTACCACGCACGATACCATGCTGTACACTTACACAACCAGCAGGTAAACGATAAGCATAGTTCTGCCACAATGCGGAGTAGTAATTACTCCACATCGCCAACTCCTCTTTGTGATATTCAGTACCGAATACCACTGCAGCATATGCACAGAAGTTGGTAGCATGAGCTTGCGCTTGTCCCAACTGTGTTGGATTGCTAGTTGTATATGGTGCAATTGGATTGCCTTGGATACCTCGGAATGCTGACAAGGTGCTGATCTTAGGATACTGTGTAACATCAATCATCTGACCAGTAGTGATATCACGCCAATGCGAACTCCATACACGTGAAGCGTTAGCCATGCCAAGTACAACTTCGGTATTTTGATCACTAGGGTTGGTACGATGGCAAGCATCCCACTGAGGATATGGTTGTCCTAAATGCGCATGTTCACCAGCAGTACCCATAGCTGAGATATCGCAACCATAACCAGTTGGACTATTATCAGCAGCATGGTATGAATTCCACATGCTGGCAGTTGGAGCATCAACCAATTCAGGGAACAATGATAGATCTGGGTCTGTTACCAAAGTTGGTGTTCGTAACCAGAATGGTCGTGAACCAGCTCCAACATACAGAGTCAGGTCACCATCGAATACGGTAACACCAGCGGCAGTGATAGTGAAATGACCAGACAAGTCACCAGTGGTCCCTGCGTACATGTTTTCTAGAGTTACACATAGACCATCTGCATAATATTTGGCGCCACCTTTGGTTGGGTCTCCAGCAACGAATGGTACGCATTCGCCCAATTTTGGATTGATGGTGATTGGAGTACCACCTACTGGAGTCCACACCACTGTAACAGAGTCAGGTGATGGAATGTTTAATGGAGCCGCACGCACACCAGATACAGTGACTTGTTTAGTTACAGCAGCACCACTGCCAGAAGCGTCTGAAATTCGCATCATGACTGGGTAAGTACCAGCAACATCAAAGCCATGTCGCATTGTACCACCTGGCGGCACTGTTGGGCTTGAACCAGGGAAATCTCCCCATTGCCATACGGCGGTAGCCAATGGAACACTACCACGTTGTGACTTATCGGTCACTACGATATCAAGTCCGTTTACCACCACATCAAAGTCAGCTGTCGCAGGTGTATTAGCAGGAACTGCATATACATCCTTAGATACCTTGCTGGTGTTTCCTGTTGAATCTGCAACTGATTCTAAGATAGTGTAGGATCCATTCTGGGCATATGTATGAGAAACAACTGCGCCCTTGCCAATATCTGGATCCAATGCGCCATCGCCCCAATTCACAGCCACGTCAACAATGTCGGCGTCCTTGTCAGTGCTGGTGTCGGTCAACGTCACTGTCAAACCATCTTGGGTGATCTTAAATGACGCCACTGGAGGGGAACCACTCGTGCCGCCAGTATTGCTACTTGTGTTGCTGCTAGTGTTACCAGTAGGTGGAGATGTTGGAGCACCTGCCGTGTAAACATTATCACTCGTTCCGGGCACTGTTACACGGAAAAGAACTGTGCTCTTGACGCCACTACTGTCTGTGGATACAAGTGCAGCATTAAATGTTCCTGGATTTGGATAATCTTTTGTAGCTGAACCACCAGCTCCGATTTCCTTAGCAGTTCCGCCCAATCCGTATCCAACTGTAACAGATGTCAAAGGCAGAGCACTTACTGATTGATCCGTGAAAGTAACAGTTTGGTTAGAACAAACCACATGCACACTGGCAACCACGTTGGATGACACATTGGCTACAGGTGGGTCTGGTGTTGTGTTCGCTGGAGGAGTTGTATTAGATGTTGCATCTGAAATAACAAGAGAACCAGATGCTGTAATAGTTACAGGCAATGAAAGACTTTGAGACGCAGCCAAAGCTTCTTCAAATCTGGGATATGAAACATTGTTTACTGTGTATAGGATAGTATCTGTAAAAACAGGAGTTGTCATTAAACGTTCCTCGGTTTTGCGTGTATCCCTGTAAAAATTATTTAGCTGATATATTTATGGATCAAGGAAAAATCCTATCCAAGTAAACGCATTGCCATTGCGCACGGTGTCCGTGTAGCTGATTGTGCCACTCACGCCACTGCCCGGAGGATTTAACTGATACGCAGAGGATATTGCATCATTTACCACGATGGGAGGCGGTGATAACAACCATGGTGATGTTACGGAATCTCCACCACCACCAGCCGCAGCATTGGTTTTACGCCAACCAAAGAACATTAATGGAATAGCATTTGGTTGGGTTGGTGCTACCAGAGGACCAAAGGAAACAGGACTAGATGCGGAAGATACATAGTTAGCATTTATGTTTTCTATATTACCACTGCCAGTCGTTTCATAATATTTTACAGACATATAAGCACTTGCGCTTGCCGTGATCGTGATTGTAGTTTCATCACCACCAGCAATTTTCTTATACACTTTCAATTGTTCTGTGCTAGCGTTAAACGCTTTAACTAACACCCATGCACCTGAAGTGGCTCCGTTATCAGATATTGATAATGTTGGTGCCAGAGATCCGCATACTCCAATTAAGATAGGATGCCCATTGACAGGAGTTGCTGGTAGAGTGTAGACTAATGATGTACCAAGTGCACCAGTTGAGTAAGTTGATGGATTCTGGATTAATGTTGGCACTCCACCAGTTGGCAGATGATTCGTTAATGCTCTTTGTTTCAACAAACAACTGTGAAGCATTACCAGATAATCCAAGTGTCAATTACAATTTGTTCTGCAACTCTGGCATCTCCAGCTGAACCACTTGTATTGGCTCCATTAGGAGTGAGCAGAGTCACCCCTGTTCCAGCAGATATAGAAATCGCGCCTGTATTGGCTTGACGCATAGGAACTGTCGCACCCAGGGGCATAGGAACAGTTGCATTGTTGGCTATTGTGACACTAATGTTTGCAGTGTTGGTGCAAAGGATACCATTTCTTTGGTCAGTGACCACCAGTGTATATGTATTTGCTGTTACCGTGTTAATCGGTAATGGCAGTGGTGGCGTCAGGAAAGTTATGTTTGACATCTATTAACCAATCACAGTTGCGCGCAAAGCATTTGCTGAAGGTGCTGCCGAGAAAATCAAAGTGACAACAGTTGTGTTGGTGCATTCAACAGTAGCATATTGCATATCATATGGACTTGCGTTGTTTCTTAATTGTACGATAACATCCTGTGTTCCTAGACCATGCGTGATGTTGATAGTTGTGGATGATCCATCACCAACGTTGGCAGAATATTTGCGACCATAGACTGAATTGTTGACGTACAAACCTGTTGAATCTGCTACCAATCCTGACCCAGCAGGAAGCAATACACTGAATGCACTTCCAATCAATTGCAAACCACCAGATGCTGATGCTGTATATGTACCACCTGCACCAAATTGGGTCCAAGTCTGGTTGGTTGTTCCAACAGTAATAGGATCAGGTGTTGTCAAATACCATTGTGTTCCTGCTTGAGTTGAACCGCCTACTGAAAGAACCAATGCACCAGTTGTTAGCTCGCCAGTGATAGAGTCATTCGCTAGACCCCACGCAGTTGAATTGGCAATGTAAATACCATTCAATGCAGCATTGCTTTGATTCTTGACAAGGACGCGTTGTCCACCCGTCAGAGACACGCCGTCAATGGTCTGTAGGCCAGAAAGAGTGATGTTTGCAGTGGTAGCAGCATTTACAGCGTTCTTTACATCCAATCCAGCAGCAGCAGATTGTGCTGCGGACAGAACATATGCTTTGGTGGCGGCATCAGTGTTGGCAACAGGATCAGCCAAATTGGTGATGTTGCGGTTGTTCATGCTTACATTCGCTGTTGGAGCAGCAAATGAATTCAAGGTGGTACCAGTGATTGAAGATGTTAACTGCCCAGAATTCAATGCGGAAACAGGTATGTTAACAGCCTTGGTTGCGTCAAGAACAACCCAAGCAGTGCCATTATATTGATAAAGACTGTTCTGAACAGAATTGTAGTAGACCTGTCCTGCGAATGGAGAAGCAGGAGGAGTAGACAAAACTTGCACCACCACGTTCAACAATTGGTTTTGTTTCAAATCTACATTGTCAAGATAAGTGATTGCCATTGTACTTCCTAATTAGTTTAGATATGCCGTGCCAGCGAAGGCTGCAGAAAAAGAGACAGTTACATTGTTAGAGTCAACATAACCAACTGTGCCAAAACCTTGTGTTCCGGCTGTATCCACAACTGTTACACTAGGGTATTTATTTAGACCATGGTTGATATTCCATGTTGAATTTGCTTGAGATTGGTTGAATTTGAAGAATGCGTCACCTCCGCCACCACCTTGCGCAGTAGACCATTCTGTACCATTTGAGGAATAAACAGACAATGCACCTGTTGAAACATTGGCAACCAGAGCAATAGTGCTAGGATGTTGGTTTGCTGCTGGCAGATCAACTGCACTGTTTGCGACGAACAATTGTAGAGGTTCAGAATTAGACCCAGCTTGTACAATGGTTTGCAAGTTTAGACGGAATGTATGGCCTGACCCACCATTAGAATTCGGCAAATTGTCTTGTGCCAGAACCCATGTGTTTGAAATAGATACATTGGAGATGGCTACTGGGAAATCAATCCATCTGCGAGATGGAGTAGGGGCGGCATAAGTTGTTGAATTACTTGTGGCTACCTGAACATTGCCTGCAGCAGCTACAGCCTGTTGCACTGTTATTCTGTAAGTGTTACCCACACCACCATTGGCGTTCGGTAGATTGTCTTGAATCAACAACCAAGTGTTAGACGTGGTGATGCCATTAGCAACCACAACAGGGAAGTCAGTGAATCTTCTGGAGATTACAAGATTAGACATTTCTTGGCAACAATGGTTAGACTAGTGTATTTATTTGAAAGTTAAGCGGTTCGGGTGTAACTCAATGTTACAGTCACGTTAGGAGTGAAAGCTGAAGTTGTTCCATCTGATACGAGACAACGCCAAGTTGATACATAATTGGTACCATCCACGCAACCTGTCCTGGAGAAGGTGACAGCAGCTACAGTTGCGGATGAAATGGCAGTGTTTGTGTCTCCACTGACTCTTGACCAAGAGAAAGTATAACTACCAGACCCGCCAGAACCAGATGCTGTAACTGTTCCTGATGAACCAGATGGTCCACTGGCAGTTGTACCTGTACCAGTATGGGATATAGAAGTCGGACTTACTGATGCGCTGACATTAACGTAATTGGTTGCACCAAGAAATTGACTTATCGCCAACCCTGCTACAGTTGCACTGACGTTAGCATTAGCTGCAGTGTTAGGCACATAACTGCCACCACGAACATAGGCACTTAGATTGTTCGGACCACCGAATTCTGTCTTGATCTTGGTGAGTGAAACTGGAGCAGTTATCGTCATTCTTAATTGCTTCCTGGAGGAGTTTTAACATTATATTCTTGATCATAAGCGGTCTTGATCAGAGTCATGATACCTGCTACTGAAATTTTGGTCAGGTCTGCTCCAGTCACTGGATCAACTAACGTTCCTAGAGGTTCACCATAACAAGTTGCTAGTTTCTGCGAGAGATCAACATATAATGTGTTAGGATTATTACTCAATTGATGGTATGTGTTTGCTACAGATATATAAGGGGCACTTTGGAAAGAAACAGCAGTTTCTCCAGACACAGGATTCCAAATCAACTGTGTCATCGGAGCGAGCATCTCGCTATTGGTGTTTGCACCCAAATCAGCGAATCTGGAATTGGTGGCGGGATCAGTGCTGCCTGGAACATAATTCATAGATATTTCTCCAAATGTTGTTTGAGATCAAGCAATTCTTGTTGTAAACATTCGATTTTAATAGATTGCTGTTTAACAACATCTCCTAAATCATTTATTTGTGCAGCCAATGCCGCAGTTAACTTGGAGTAGGAAACTTGTTTGATCTTTTCCCCAGTTTCGGTTGTGACTTCTCCCACTACTTCTGGATAATCTTCTTCTAATTCTTGAGCTATGAATCCGAATTCAAGTTTGCCTGTGTCTTTCATGACAAACGTGCGTGGACGCAGTCTAGGACGAGGCGCCATATCCTGAATATTGTTCTTTAGTTTTCTATCTGATGAAATAACGAAATCTGACGCCATTACTGCCTTATTGGTATATGACCTCACATACGTTGTATCAGTCATATACCAACCACCAGCATAAGTATTGTTATACCAACCCATCTGCCCTGTGCTGCGATACCAATCCCCATTGGTTAAAAATCCAGTAGAAGTGGTGTTGCCGGATAGTACAGGATTTGTTAGTCCTTCATGCACAATACGATATGAAGCTGCACCAAATGACCATCCGCCAATTTTTAACTGGTTGTCTGAATCAAGTCCAAAATAGCATGCGAAAATTCCATTTCTGTGGAATGTCATGAATGCACCAGCACCTGTGGGACTATTATTATAACACCAAATTGCGCCCAATCCACTGGTAGCGGTGCCGATAACAGAAGCCTGGCCTCCTGTAAATTCAGTCAATCCTGTGACTGTTCCACCTGTTTTGGACAAAAGTCCAGAAAGGTCTTGATCTCCTGTATTATTACCAGAAAGATTAGTAGATGTTATGGTGTTGTTAACAATCAATGCTCCGTTTTGATTCACTGTTCCAGATGAATTCATATTCCATTGAGTGCCAGAACTATTAGCGAATGCTATTACGTCAGCAACATTCGCACTCGTTCCAATAACTAGTGTACCTCCCCCTCCACCCACATTTGCATATGCTCCACCCGGTGCTGCAAACAAATATCCCCCATTAAGAATATTGACTCCATTAGTTGATAATACAATGTTACCTTGTGCTGTTAAATTGGTGATGGTTATTGACGCGGAAGAATTGATTGTGGGATTAGGATAGGACCCAGTCAAAACACCACCAGCATTGCCGGTTGGCACTGTGCCGCCGCTCACTTGAGAGTCTACATACTGCTTAGTAGCGGCTTGTAATGCAGAAGAAGGATCTGCTGCAAGAGTCAGAGTATTAGAAAAAGTTGCTGATTTTACAACTGATAGATGCGTGCTGATTGTAACATTGCCTGAAAATGTTGCACCAGAAAGAGCTGCATAGTTCGCTAAATTAGATGACAATTGCGTTGTGTTCGGATAATTTGCAGTTAGAACTTCAGTATTGGTGTAATTAGCAAGGTTCGCAGTTAATTGTGTAGGCAAAACAGCATTATTGCCTGCGAAATCATCTGATGAATGGTAGACTGTATTACCATAAGAGTTTCCACCCAATTTCACAACAGTTATTAATCCGTTGCTGTGAAGAGTTATGTCTCCAGAAATGGGTACAGAATTGAAACCAGAACCATCACCAACCAAAGCATTACCAATGGTTGCAATGTTATTGGCACCGGTGCCACCTTTATCAGTTGATATTGGATAGACTATAGCAGAACCAGTGGCTTCATCAACATATTGTTTGGTCGCGGCTTGATTGTTAGATGTTGGTGCGCCTGGCAATTCTATGGGTGCAGTGACAGACAATAACCCATTCGCTGCGTCAATAGAGGACCCATCAGGCCAACTGAGAGGCGATGGCATCTGGCTTAGAGTTGAAGAAACAACTGCACCTGCAATGCCAGCAGCGCTATCTTCTGTTACACCATCGGTGGTGTCGTTTACACGAGCGACTTGAATACCATTAACTTTTACGTTGGGTGAACCTGCAGTGATTTGGGCAGTCAAGATATCTGTACTCTATCAACAAAAAAGGATGCAGCCTTGCGACTGCACCCTCTATTTATTTGCTGGTCTAGATGTATCCTAGCTCCAGCTTTCTCTTTCTTCATTTTTCAAAAATAGTGGACCACCATTTTCACACCATCCAGACCCTTTCCTGTGGGGAAAGAAATATCCTAAACAATTACAAGGTTTTCCTTGCTTTTTCCTTTCTTTTCCAGAGTCCCTATAGTGATCAACATAGACTTTTGGCGATTTCTTACAGAATCGACAATTAGCATAATGTTTTCGGATATATTCATCTGGATGACGTGTTAATGTTTGTCTGCGTCCACAATGAGAACATCTGCAATGTGGCATCCTTAACCTGCAATGTCCTTGAAGAATGCCATTGCTTCATCTTCCTCTTCATCTGAGATTGAAGTTTGTGCAACTTCTTCCGCTTGCTTAGCAATAACAGTTGAAGGACTTGTCTCTTCCTTCTTAGCATGCTCTGAAACTTCAACAGGCCTTGTCGCAGTTTGTGTTGGCGCTGCTGATGCGTTGGTTTCGCCCAAAATCAAGTCAGCTGAATTACCAATCACTGAACGCAGATTAGCTTCCAGCTCCTGATAAGTCTTGAACTTGTTTGGAGCCACTTCAGGAAGAAGAGGATAGGTTTGAGACCAGATCTTTTCAATCTCTTCATCCGAATCTGAAATGGGTTTTGCAGATTCAAACTTAGAAGATTCATAAGAGCGATATCCATTTTCCTTCTTGATAATCAGACGGAAATTGGCACCAGTCCACATATCAAATGGATTTACTGGTTCATCACCTTCAAACTCCGGATGCATTACATCATTGACCTTCTTCCAGATCTTGGCACCATAGCGATACAAGAACACTTTACCTTCATTGGCAACGTTTCCTGGATCACGGACTACCTTGATGTTTGAGACATAATGCAACTGGCGACGTTGTGCACGTGCCATCTTACGAGCAGCACTCTCATCATCCTTACTTGAGTTCCACAACTTGCTATTCAGAACAGAAACAGGATCCTCTTCGCCCAGAGTCGTTCTGGAGAGATTGATATACCAACGTCCAGTTGGACCCTTAAAACCATGATCAAAATACTTTACAAACGGAATTTCTTCGCCCTCACAAGCTGGCAGGAAACGAATAATTGCAGAACCATTGCCATCCTTATCAACAGTTGGTTCCCAGTAACGCTCATCCTTGCTGTACTTATTGGTGTTGCTCTTTTCTACTTCCTGACGCAGCTTCTCAAATGAATCTGCTGAACCACGCTTTAAATCTTTGAAATTGATTGCCATGTTACTTTACCTTTGTATGATTGTTGAATGGATCGTCCTGATGCCTTGACTCTTCCTTAGATTTATAATGATAATTGATTCCCATTCAAAAAATTAATCTTCCTTAACTGTGAATTTCCCAAACAGGGACGCCTGCTTTTCTTGAAATTGAAATCATGTTTTTGGTTCCATTCCCACCAGGAAAAGCAACAACACCATCTGGTTCCATTTCTAACATCTTCTTGTTTCTGACACGTCCAGCAGCGCAATGTAATCCAGACCAATCGGCAGGAACTGGGGTCACTTTGATACCATTTTGATTTCCCCCAGTAACCTGCCATTGAATCAGCGCCTGATGCGTCGCCATGAATGATTTCCACGATTTCAACTTCTTCATTTAGAGCATTCAAAACTGTATTCAGTTTGATGTAGTCATCATAATTGCGACCACCGCAAACTAGAATTCTAACTTTCTGTTTCATTTGATTCCAGAACTTCCAAAACCACCTTCTCCACGTTCTGTTCCAGAAGTGAATTCACAGACTAACTGTAGGTGTTTGTTGATATTGATTTGTGGAGTAACTATCAATTGGGCGACACGGTCACCAGCCGTGAAGTTGATTGGCTTGCCACCATAGTTATGCAAACATTGAATCAGTTCACCTTGATAGTCAGGATCAATCACACCTGTACCATTGGCCAGTCTAACTCCCATTCTGCCAATACTTGAGCGAATGTAAACCAATCCCAACAAGAATGGGTCCTGCAGCCATACTGATAGTCCACTTGGAACCATCTTGATTTCATTAGGTTGCAGGAAAACATCCTCAGTTACACGGAGGTCCAAACCACCCAATTTGCTCCCAGTGAATGCTTCTTTCTTGTAGAATGGTTCGCCATGGGGTAGAATTCTAATTTCAATCATTTGTTCCATCCTTCTGGATATGCCTTTGCGTAATATTTTTCAGACTTGTCGCTGTAATTGACCCAAACTCTTTGAAATCCCTCATCAAACAACTTCTGTAAGATTCCAGTAGAAATTTTCCAATCCAATGGCATGCCATGGAGCTCTATAGAATCATCATAATAATCCCAAGATAGATGCCAATCACACCAGTCTGGGATAGACGGCTCCAACATGTTTTCTATTTCTGCTCTAGCAAATGTGGAGCAAAATAGTCGTTCAGAGAGATTCATTCTTAAATTCATTCATGATTTTATTCTTCAGAGCCAGAGTTTTGAACATTCAAACAAGAGATCATCATAACCACCAATCAAACGATCACCATCAAAGACCTGTGGAAATGTTCTTGCATTTGGATTCAACTCTAGAAGTTCCTCTCGAGTGAAATCCCTATCAAGTTCTTTGTAGTCATAATCAAGATTGTGTGAATTCAACAAGAGTTTTGCTTGATCGCAATAAATGCAATTTGGCTTTCCATAGATTGTGATCATGCAGCCTCCTCAACCAATACTGGTTCCTGAACCGCATTTTCAGTCTTTTTGATCTTGGTTATATCCTCAAGAGGATTCATAATCGCATCCTGCATTCCATGATGTAATGCTCTGGCGCGTTCAGGAGTAGCATGTATACCCAACCATGCAATTGCGCAGAAATCATTGAAACGCTGCTTGTAATACTTCTTAGACTTTTTCATGGCTAACCTTGATCATGTTGAGAATGTGAGTCCAGTTCAATCGCATAAGTTCTGTGTTATGCAACATATCTGAATAAGTTTTGGTAAAATTTGCAGCTTCTGATAATCCCCTGGGACCATTTATATATTGATGAATTGTTCCTCTACATGCATTGTAGAACGTCTGCAGATGTATGTTAAGATCCGGAATGTAGGAATAAAGGTGGATTAAATTGCCTGATGTTTCTGGAATGGCTGCCAGATCACTACAAACGCAAGTCAATCCTGCAGACATTGCTTCAATCAAACAAAGACAGGATGTTTCTTTCCAGATAGAAGGATAAACAAAAATATCAGATTTCAGGAGAGCTTCCCTGATTTTATCATTTGAAACAGTACCATGATAAGTCATATCAGGATGAGACTTGATATCTTCAAACAATTTCTGATATGGTTTGTCTCTTTCTTCCCATCCATACAACTTGAAACTTGAATACACATCAAGATGCAATTTATTTGGAAATTCTTGAGTCAGAGCATGAAACACTGGGACCAACAACTCCAAACCACGATGGGGAGTCGGCGTGTAGATCAAATGAATCTTATCATCTACTTTTTGTTTTTGTAGAATATCAATCGGATCAATCGCATTCCTAATGATCGCACATTTATGTGGCAACAATTTAGGAAAGGTCCTCAGAAATTCATTCCTCTGCCATCGTGTCAAGAACACAATTGCATCTAGTCTTTCTAAAATCTTTTCATTTTCGAATACAGTTACTGACTCTGGATCTTCTGGTAGATCATGTTCCCAGAATACATGATGTTTCTTGGATTCATCAAAGCCACGGAATCTGGAACGTATGATCTGGAAATCCTTCAGAAGATCTGGAGCAACCAATCTTTCTAGACGTTCACCTAGAAGTTCTGTCCCACCTTTCGCCTTCACATCTAATTCATTTTGTGAAACCATTTTTCTCATTTTCCTTGTATGCTTTTTCTAGACCATCGGCCATGTTATGAAAAGGATGGTTTTGGTTCAGCAATGAACGCATGAGTAATGATATTACACACTCTTTCAAAAGTAGTATGTCAGCAAAACGACAGGTTGTTATTTCTGGATATTCTGATGAAATTGTCTTTATTAATTCAACTATGATGAATTCAATCTTGTTAGAGTTTACAGGGTCAGTCACAAATTTTTTATAACTATCCTCCAACACATCTGGCACCTTCAAAGGTAGAGGTTGCTCTTCCAAAGGATTATTATCGGACACCATAATCTTGTTGGTTGTTTCCACAGGTTCTGTTTGAGTTGCTATTTTCTTCTTATTTTTAAAGTCAACTGAAACAACATTGTTTTTATTATCAGATTCATTCATAATCAGTCTCGAAGGATGGATCCATGCAATTCACATCATCTTCAATTGCTTTCTCAAGGAAATAGATAGCTGTCCCCTGATCGCACTTCATTTCTCTACAATATTGATTCGTTAATGACTCCAAACTCCAATTTCCATGCTTGTTTATAAGATCACGTGCTTCTTCCAGATATGTTCTAACTGCACTCATATTAGCCCCACATTGTTGAGATGACCCAAAGGATGAATATTGCGAAAATACCTGTCAGACAGATATACAAAATAACAGGCAGGAAAACCAGCCACCAAGGAGTGGTGGGACACAACAGGAATTTTATGAGCAGTGTTGCCATTGAAGGGATTGTGCAAATCCAAAGTCCTTTCAACCAATTACGATAGACTGCTTCAAGCGCCATTTTCTTGCACCTTCAATGCTTCTTGAATCAATATAAAACAACCCATGACTTTATCATCATCGGTGTCTATATTATAAGTCACTTGGTTCAAATTATGCTTGTCAATTTTTGAATGAATCTTGAATTTTGGTTCAGGATGGATTGAATGAATTACACATTCCATATTCCGGGCGAACCGTCTTGCTTTGATTGAAGCAAGAAGCCACTTAGCTAGATTTATCATTTTCCAGTTCTGATTCTATGATCCAAAAGTCACTTGCTAGTTTAACATTAATTATGTAGTCATAAGGCATCAAAAAATATCCTTCCTGGCCCCAATCTGCTCCCCAACTGTTTCTAATCCAAAAACTTTTTCTTGAATCATCAAACCCTACAGCCAAGACTGCGTGACCACCGAGGCATTGCTCGGCAGGCGAAGGTATGGGCTGAATGCCTGTCCTTGCGACTTCTGCGGACTCAAAGGACTCATAGACTGAAAATCCGAATATGACAGGGTGTTTTTGAAAGATTGCTGTTTTGATGGATTGCAGGACTTGGGGCACTGCGCTGTAGGATGTAATAATGTTTCTAATAGCGACTTGATAATCTGCTGATTCAGGTGCTGCTGATATTCTTTCAGAAAATGGCCAATAACTTTCTGGGAGAGTTCCGTATTTGGCAAGTGCTTTGACGGAGTCACGGATAGTTGCGCCCGCATCCTGATTGGTTGTACCTTCTTCAATTCTTTCGTTGTAGTAGAGAAACAAACGGGAAGGCATGAAATCGGGCAAGTGTTGTTGGGAAAGCTCATACTCATAGGCTGCAGATGCAGCATGGGCTGTACAGCTATTGGTTTGACCTTGATCCCAGACTTCAGGCATTCCTTCAACCAATCTGAAGGAAGATGGTAGTTGAACTGGTTCTTGTACACCGAAGAAATTGTCTCTTGAATCATGCTGTTGCTTCTTCCACCCATATGAACGTTTGATAGGTGACATTAGAGTGCCCTTGGTATTGACACTCTATTTATTTCATGCTGGTTTGCTAGACTCTTGGTTTTTCTTGAAAGTTGGTAGATATTTACCAGTAAATTCAATAATTTAGAATCACTGTTTTAGGAAATTTTCTTGTAGCTACAAACCCTTGGCCCCGACCTTAAACTAGCAAAATATCAAAGATTTCTGAATTCCTTAAGTCCAGAGATACCTACGGATGTTGATCAGGTCTTTCAGAGCCTTATTCTGCCGCTTCACAGCTATATTTTCAAGCTGAATCAGGCATTGGTAATACTGTTGGATGATAGCTTTGTTTTTATTGAGTTTCTTACATGTTCTTACAACACGCTTTGTCCAATTACCAATGTCATCTTTCCCATAGATTTCATCCAACCAGTTTAGAATGCCTTCATATGGATCATCTTCATCTTCCATAGGGGCCGTGCCATAAGGCATCAAAGTAGCATCTTGTGCAAGAGGATCATGTTTCCACCAATAATAGAGACGCTCCATTGTTTCAGCAGCTTCGCGATGATTTGCATCAGAGTCCCAATCAACAATACCATCACGTTTTTCTTTCTCAACGAAATTAACAAGGATCTGCATAGAAGCATGCAAGAGTTGATGATCACAATCAACCCATCCGCGTTTCAACGTCTTGATGTGAAGATGATTAGGATGGTATTTGATGCGAGACTTCAGATCATGAAGCCAATATGGATGTCTCATCAGCGAGTCCTCTTATTACCCCATACAAGCAAGAAAAATACAATAAGCCACCAAAGAGCCCAGAAATGTTCAGACAGGAATGCAATCATGATCGTTTGTCTTCAACGATTTCAAGCCAGCCAGTGATGTTCTTGACGGGCATACTTGATCCTCTAGGTGTGTAACAGCGACCTCTGCTAACTGTCATAACAGCCCAACTGGTGTCGTTGTATTTGCTGTCAAAACTATGCATCCAAATATTACCCCGAACCAGTATCTTTTTGCCTTCAGGTGGTACGCCTGTATTCCATCCCAACTTAACACTACGCTTGAGCTGACGAGCATTTCCCCAATTCCATTTAGCATGCCAATTGACTTCACTTAGAATATAATTCAGAATACAAAGTGCAGCAATAGCGCCAATGACCAATAGAAGCACACCAGCATACAAAAGAATTGTCATCATCATAATTGTATCCTCAATAATTTACAGTCCGTAATCGGCACGATTATAAGTGTGTTCAGTAATATATTTTGGAAGGACTGCAGGAACATTCTCACAATCCCAGAATAGATAATCGTCACCCATGCTTCTTCCAATACAAGATCTGTATGTTATTCCCAATTTATTCATTACATCCTGTGCGTGCTTATTTACACCATTGCATGTTGCAGCGAAATAATCATACCGAAGATTCATTATGACTGTATCCTCTGGAGTCTATCAATTTCAGCGGCAATCAATGCGCCTGCCTTCTGAAGTTCCCTGATACGATCTTCTCCTGGCTTCCACCACTTTGGGGACCAAGGCCAGATTAAAGGGGCTTGGCCACTTTGACTTACAGGAAATGGTCTCCAGCGATGTGGAGTTGCATAACAGGCCGCTGCAGAAGCAAGTTCTTCCTTGATGTATTGGTCATCGTGTTCTAAGGTGAAACCTTCCCTAGAAAAATGACCAGCACGCTCTTCAGCGATCAATTCTATGCCAGTCTTCATTCGTCATCTTCCTCTGCTGCTCTGAATTCTTCAAGTGATGCGTCATACCAATCCCAATTGTTGACACCACCAGCATGTAGAGCAGCAAGGATTGCGGAATCTCTTTGTAGTTCTTTGTATTCTGCTTCGGTGATAGTTACTACTTTGATTGTTTTTTCAGTCATTTCTTTGAGTCCAATTCAAATCCAACCAGCACCAGAGAAATCGCGGATGTTAGAAGCCAGAAAGAAGCTGCGCTGAAAGGAAGAAACTTTCCTGCTTCCAGAACATCAACAACGAAATAAGTAGTGCTGGTCGCGTAAATTAACAAAAGAGAAACAAGCGCAATCGGACGATTGATTCCGAATTTCTTGCTCATAATCCATACTCCTCAAAGAATTCGGTCATGTTCCTATCAGCAAAACTTTGAAGCGGATGTTCAATATCATTTTCACGCATCACAGCTGACGTGATAGCTTCAGCAATGAGAACATAATCAGATGGGTCTATATCTTCTATTTCAGGATAAGACTCTTCAATCGCCTGTATCACTTTGTCTAACATGATATTAAAGCGATCAATTTCTTTTTCATCTGATTTGAATTTTACATACTCATCAACAACAGAAGGAAACTTAATTACATCACCCATTTATTACACCTGTGTTATTATGATAGAGCTTAACGGATTTTAAATCTGTCAACCATTAGATTTAAACATTTCTGCAAGTTGCTGTTCTGTCATGCCTTCAGCTTTCAATTTTTGTCTTAGAGTTTCAACAGCCTTTTGAACCAGCTCTTGTTCCTCTGGATAAGCTTCACGATATTCAATCCAGACCAACAAATTAATGTTCACCTGGCAAAGTTTGTCTGAAATGGGTTTGATTACAAACCAGATTGGGTAGAGGATAAGTATAAGAGTAATTATACTCAAAATCATGAAAGGCAGGTAGAGAATGATCCAAGCCAATTGCGTGAGTGGCACATTTATTGACTGATCCATATGACCTTGAAGTCTATGCCATTCCTTTAATATCATTTGGCCTGATGCGTCAACTCCTTTCAGAGTGGTTTGCATGACCCACACTACACCCAACATTACCACAGAAGGTGGAAGACCTACAATACTTCTCCAGATCATTCCTTTTGTACGCTTCAACATTGCTTTCATAATTTATCTCAATATTGTGGGACTGTAACAAGAATGGTGTGATATCCGCAGATGTAAGCATTACCATAATAGTCTACACAGTAAGTTGGCACCTGTTGGTAGACATAATGTGGATACTGATAAGCGGGATATTGCGGATAGTTGTATGCTGGATAGCTTGGGTAAGCAGGATACACGCGCAAATCAAAATGATCATGTCCACGCCAACCATTGTGGTATCCAATTGAAAGACCAGGAGCTTGTATTCTAACTCCAATGTGGGAATGTGCAAAAGCTGGTGTGCACACAGCGAATGCTAGCATCAAACTCAACAGGAACTTCTTCATATCAAATGCCTCTTGTTAAATTCAATTATCCCGTGGTACGCGCACACGCCACTAAATATATTTAGTTTCTATTCAAAATTATATTATGAAAAATCAAGAAGCTTTCACATATTGTTGGACTGATCATCTAAAAAACATGCTCTATGTTGGTTGCCATAAAGGTTCTGAGGACGACGGATATGTTTGCTCTTCTAAATGGATGTTAGAAGAATATACCAAGAGGCCCGACGATTTCACAAGACAAATCATTACAGAAGGAACTTATGACGATTGTTTGATGTTAGAAGCAACAATTTTGAAAACTGCAGACGCAAAGAATAATTCTGACTATTACAATCAACATAATGGAGACGGAAAATTTGTGTGTAAAAATATCACTGAGGAAACTAGAGAGAAATTGCGTAGGCGAGTGCCTTGGAATAAAGGTAAACGGATGCCAGAGCATCAACGCCAAAAGTTATCAAAACTGGTTCCATGGAATAAAGGCAAAATTTTTACTCATGCTCAAAAATCTAGAATGGTGCCTTGGAATAAAGGCAAAACGATGAATGAATCACAAAAATCTAAGTTAGTATGCTGGAATAGAGGAAAACATCTTTCGAAAGATCACAAACAAAAAATATCAGAATCAAATAAAAATCCGTCGCAAGAAATAAGAAATAAGATATCTGAAGCGAACAAAAGAAGACATAAAACGGACTGACCTTTTCAGAGGCGTCAGTCTTTCCTCTCATCCGCAGGATTTAATGCATCACCCTGTGGGTTCTTTAATTCAATGCTCCGTTGAGGAACCAAGACGGAGCCACTCTTGGGATCAGGCCGCTAGGGCTAGATCGTATGCATTATCGTTTGCATTTGACGTTTGAGTGTTCAGATTTACAAGCCTACATTCAACGCTTGGGTAGAGCCTTGTCCTCAGTCCAGACTGTCGAAGCCATGTCCACCCCATCAAAAACAAACTAGCGTCACCGGGTCTAGGATTTCTCTTACGATACGGTGATCTTACCTTCCCCTTTCGTGACTAATTTGCTTTTGGTGGAGTGGGCGGGAATCGAACCCGCGTCCAACCTGCCGCCAAACAACACCTTTACTACCATTCTACAATAATTTGCGTTGCCAGAGCTTATCCCAATTGGCTGCTGGACCTTCTCTGTACGAATTTCGCGCCACCTACTTTTCAACCAACAACGCAAATCTATTTATTGTACCAGAGCACAAATACATCCTCTTTATTCTTGTCTATCCATTCGGGATTCCAACCGTCCACATAGACATCGGAGGGATTGATTCTGCCAATTATAACTCCTTTTTCATTGACCAGGTCTCCACTACCATCATGGTCAGTCAATGTGTTTATATTCACATCTATAAAAAATTCATCCCAAGTCATCAACATGCCTTCATGCCCATCAATCACTACATCATCCAGGCATCCATTTTCTTGGATAAGTCGTTGTTTGATTTCATGCCACTTGTTAATGTCCATGATGTCACCTCAAATCGAAATTACTTGGTTGCGACGATCAGCTTCAGCTTGGGCTGCTTTCTTGGTCCAGAACCTCTGAACAAAACCATATTTGTTCCGAGCAAGTCTGTAACTACTGCCAAGCGCCCAGCTACTGACGCACCGCGCGACGGTCCATCCGAATATCAATTTCCACTCAACCCATTGACCTCTCATTTTAGCATCTTCTCTGTGTTGTCAGTTGCGAATCTGCTTCTCTTCGAAGACATGGAATACCAAACCATTCCTCAGATGAACAGTGCCGTAAAAATCAAGGAGTTCTTCTGATTCAATTGCTATGCCTGTCGTGAAGAAAATGAAATTCCTCTCTTCCAGAGGTTGAGTGGTGTCAACTTGTGCCCAAATGAAAACCTCTCCTGCTTGTTGTTCAGCGATGGAGATGATTTTTGAACCTTTTGGCATCTGGATTGCAACATAAGGAATCAGACGACATTTGTAGATAGTTTTCATTGCCACTCCTCAGATGCCATCCAATGGTTGACTCAACAGGATGTATTATACGCCCATTCAGCAAACTTAACTTAACCGAAGTTAAACTTAATTATCTTCTCCATAAGCTTGCAGCATTGCATCAGCAATAGCATGCACCAATTGTTGTGGTATATTGATACCAATGGTTTCTTGGTATCCATAACCTGCTTTTTCTGGTTTCCTGCACTTGTAAATGGTCAATTGATCAGAGTCAGTTCTTGAGGTGATGAGCCATTCATAATTAGAGTTGACATCCGGCAGGATCCATTGTCTGCTGGTTCTAACTGTTGGCTGTCCAGCTTTCAGCGGAATAGTCACTTGAACTTTTTCCTCAGACTTCTTTTCACTGGTTACTGGTTTTGTTTTGAACATCTTCCATCTCCTTTCGATTTGAAGTATGAAATCATAATTTTAGCCATTGAATCAGCAATCTGTTCCACTAGCATATCTTCTGGAAGGCACATCATTGCTTCTTGACTGATAGCATAACCTACTCTGCCATCTTTCCAATGAAATCCCAAGTGTACTGCGTCTGTCAAAACATCATGCTCTTCAACAAAATTCAACATCCACAAGACTTGGGAATGCAAATCCATTTGGCAAGGCTGATCACCATTCAAGATATTATTGACAGCGTGGGCATCAAATTTTGCAAGATTAATGCTCTCTCGCCATTTGGGTGGCTTTGCCTCATGCTCTATTTTGGGTGTTAACAAAGCTGTGTGTTCACCAAGAACTCGTCTAACCTGCTGAAGAGTATGAACATCCTCATCATGTTCATTGAATAAATGTCTGACTAGCTTCCCTTGTAAATCCAGCGCTTCCTTATATCGTTGAGCTTCCTCTCTTAATTTACGCTTCTGGTTGCGTCCAAATCTTTTGCTCATTTATGTTTCCCTTGTTGCAACTAAACTGGACTCTCCCTCTACCGGCAGCAGGGCAAATACTTTTCCGGCGACGCCTTTTTCGTCTGGCGGAACCGGCATCACGATACGGCGCGCTTCCGCGATCCTCCGCTTGAGCGCTGCGAGTTCGACCTTAGTGGCATCAAATCCTTTCACCAGTTCCGAGTATTCCAAATCTCGACTTTTGCGCACGCGCGTTTCGGTATGTAGGTCACGTGTGAGCCGCAGCAGTTCGGTGCGGATGCGTTCGATGAGCTTGGCGTAGTAGCCCTCACCAGCTTCCACTAACACGGAGAGCGCCTCGCGCACGTCCTCGGACAGCCCCGCCAACTCATCTGTGTCAGTCATTGCCATGAGTCATCTCCGCTAAACAGGAAATGGAACAGGAGCAACACGAGGACGACCAGGACGAATAATCCGACAATCGTTCCTAGCACCAAAAGCACGACATGGAGAGCGGTCATCGTTGGTTATCCTCTGGCCATAACAGTGCATCGCACTGTCCTGTAAGCACACGCCACGCGTTCTTGACACGGGCCCAACGCTCACGCCACAGCCACGGTCTTGCAGGCACGTATTCACCGTGAACCTCAACCTGAGCATGGTTATTCCGCACATAGATTTCCAACGCTTTGAGCGTCCACATAACCGGATAGCGTCGCATCTTCATTCGTCCGACTCCTGCGCCATCGCGGCGCTGTCCATCCATTGTGCCAATGCAGTTAGAAACTCGTTGCCGGATGGGACGCCATAATGTCGGTCAGACGGTCCGAAATAGATCGCGTAGCTGATGAGGCCGTCGCGACGAACCATGATCGAAAGCTGATTGTTCGGATCGTCCGAAATATCTAAGTGCAGCGTGTCGCCACACAGGTACCAGTTCGCCCTCTCCCGCGCTGGTTCGGGCGGTCGGGCTGACAATGCGACTTCCAGTGCTGCACGCAGGCAATCTCGCTCACACACATAAGGGTTCATGCCGTTGGTAGGACGTTCATACATGCCCAACTCGGAGTATTTGTCGCCTGCGATGCTGTCGTAGGCATTTTCGGCGCGATCCAACAATTCTTCCGTCACACTCACCGGCTCCGCAGCGCGCGAGAGGTTGGCGTCGATGGAGGCTTGCCATGTTTTCCAGGCGCGTTCGGTGATTTCGCTTGTGTATGTGCTTCCAGCGGCTTCCCAAAGGTCCATGTAAAAACCTTGGGCCGTTGCCCACTTCTCAAACACCTGTCGTTTCAGCGTCATCGCCTCATGTTCAGTCATGGTTGTGCTCGAAAGTTGAAGGAGTAGGCTTCACGGGAAAATAAATCACTGTGGTGCAAACTGGTACTAATCCAATCCACCATGGAATTTTAAACAAAGCTGCCCAAAATGCGTTCATCACTCGTATTCCTTGGGATTAATCGACTCTTTCGCTGCATTGATTATCGGCATCACGGCAGCTACGAACTCCGCGAGTATCCTATCTGCTGGGTCACATTCGGCAACATCATTCATCCTGTCTATGAATTTCCACACGACTGCACCGATGGCCGCATCCTGCATTAGTTCTGGCGGACGGCTGTAGAGGATGCGCCTGAAATTATCAAATCCAATTCGATATTCGTCCTCGGTTGCATCCATCCAAAGACCGCCATGCTTGAGTTGATACACCGGATCCGCAGCACGGGAAAGGTAGGCGTCGATGGCGTTGGCCCATTCAAGTCGAATCTTGTGCGATGGATAAATGTCCAAGTCCACGTCACTTGAGCGTATCGAATCCCGCACCTGTTCCAGCGTCATCTCGCGTTCAGTGGTCATCGAACTCTCCGGTTCCAGATTGCAATTGCTTTATCCATCGGCCAGGAATAGATGAAGCCGCCCATTTCCCCGTCCTGAACTATATTCGAGGCAGGGCAGTTCTCAGTTCGGCAAACCACAGCCCACAGGTTGTTCTTGCTGTTTGGATAGTGGATAACTTCCTTCTCCAGCGCCGGGTAGTGGCCGCACCAAGGACACGGTTTCAATTTTGAGAGCTTAGTCGACATCTTTCTCTCCATTCGCTGGCTGCGGCGCGGCTGCAATAAGCACCGCCTCCATCTGATTCAGGCAATCGTCGTGGATGGGACTACGGAAGCGTCGAAGGATTCCCATCGCTTCGTCAACTTCCTCGCGCGTGTAGAGAACATCCACCACGCTCGCCGGTTGTGCTTGCAACGTTGCCAGCACGAAATCGCGCAGTTGTTCGGCAGCTTCCTTTGATTCGCCGTGGCACTCAATCTTGGCATCCCACCTTTTCGACTGCAGCACATTGATACCGGCAGTCCAGATTCCTTCTGCGACATTGCTTTCGTAAGCATCCTCATCAGACGCGAACTCGCTCGCCGGTTGTGCTTTCCGCAGAAACATCAGTTCTTCTTTGGCTGCTGCAAGTTCATCGCGCAGCCATTCGATTTCGGTTGGAACCTTGACGTCGCTAGCTTGTTGTGCACGTTCGTGGGCGGCGAGAGCGGCGTCACAAATATCGGCAGTCTCAGAGGGACGCGCATCATCATCCAGCCAATTCCAACGCATTGCTTCACGCAACGCCTGCGCCAGTTTCTCGGAGTCAGTCTGGTTGGTCATTTCATTCTCCATGCAATAATTCTAGTTGAACCAGGTTCAAAAATCAGTTAGTATCACTGTCCAACTCAACACCAAGATCACGCAGAATGTGCTCTTGTTGTTCAATTCGCAATTGTAATTCCGTCAGAATTGTCTTCTTGACTGCCTTCAGAATTGAAGTATCACAGTATGTATTGTTGATGCCTACATGAAAATTGTCTCGCTTCACCAAGGCTACCTGGTTCTTCAAATTTTCAATTTTCAAATGGGCGTCATATGCGGTTTTCAAATATTTCTGTTCCATGATGTTCTCCTACTGAGGATAGAAAGAAGTGACCCGGCCTACTGGAACCGGGTCACTCCCACTCACGGCCGCATCATGCAGCCAGAGCCATTTCAGCTTCCTTCCAAGCCTGCTGCTTCAGCAAGCTACCCGCACCCATCATGCCATTGGCCATCCGGTAGTCAGCGACGCGCGTGGCCTTGTGATCAACATCATAGGTCACCGCATTCAAGACACCCCAGAGGGTACCAGCCGAGCCAGTCTTCTGGGCACCCGGAGCATTGAACAGCGAGTGCTCCATACGGGCCAAGAAACGGTTCTTGATCAGTTCAGAACTGTTGGGATTGATCTTGTACAACTTGGTCAGGAAGTCAATCACTTCAGCCTTGCTGACTTCACGATTTTGCATTTTGCTTGCCGTGTCGCAGAAGTTCTGCCAGCGATTGTCGATGTCCAGCTGTTTCTTGACCGCATCCGAATTGAAGCTGGCCGTGTGATACACGCGTACCACATTGTTACCCACACCATTAGAAGCAGTCGCCAGTTCAAGCGTGTTGTTGCAGACCACGCGAACACCGGTCAGACGAGCCTGCGTGCTCATGGAGCCATCAAAGGACGTGGCAAGCAGCAGATACAAGTTGACGTCATCATTACCCTTTAGAGCAACAGCCTTCTTGCAGTTGGCCAAAGCCCAGACGCGCTTGCCACCGAACAAGCAACCAGCCGTCTCCATCTCGAAACCGAAGTCACTGATCAGGTCACGGTAGAACTCCAGGACTTCCTTCGGCTGCACGATCTTGTAGCCATCGGCCACCATACCCAGGAAAGCATGCGTGTCAGAACGATACAGAGCCTTGCGGTTCGGGATACTGACCGTGTCCTTGCCAGCCGTGTAACGCAGAGCCGCACGCTTGGCTTCCCAGTTCTGACCAGCCTGTTCAGCCCAGATTTCCAGAGCAGCACCCGGAGTCAGAGACTGACCCAGACCATGCCAAGGAGTCTCATTGATGTAAGCAACATTGGCCTTACCATTACTCATGTCGATTTCAGCACTCATTTCAATCTCCTAGTTTGAGGGTTTTGCGTTTCAGCAGGACTAGTATAATTCAATTGACTTGAAGTTTACTTAACGGATGTTAAATGACGTTTGACTTCAGAAATATAAAGTGATGGCACGGTCATCACCAGAAATGAAATTCACAAAGTGTTCGTTGGCGTCATCATAGCTCTCTTCTTTCAAGAGTTTTTTTGCACGACTCAAAGCCAGTTTGAAGCCATGTGTGCCAACTTGATGATAGACACCAGCACAACCGCAGCGGCAATGATGATCACGTCCAACATAAGCGCGGTTGGCCGTGTTCAAAAGTTCTTCGGTGACTTCGATATTCATTTCAGCTCTCCTTGACCAGTGGCCCGGCGCAAACACGTTCGAATATCGTGCCACGCGGCATACGGAAACCATCTGCATATTCACCCAACTCACCACGCACTATGCTTTTGGCTTCTTCCATGTTATCGCACCATACATATCTCCATGATGCCATGGTTGGAGTGCGCCAGCGATAGGTGAAACCGAGAAGTTTGTTTTTCATTTTAACTCTCCAGTAGGACTGCTCCAACTCAACTATTATAACGCGTCTGACTTAGAGTTAGCTTAACGGATGTTAAATGACGTTTGACTTCAGAAATTTCACTAAGGACAACAAACAGTGTAGGTGCCATCACCATTGTCTTTCAACTCACCTGGTGAGCAGTAACCCCACTCATAACCTTCTGTTTCCAGACGATGAGCGAGAAACCTTGCGACTTCCTGTGCTACGCTGGCTGCTTCTGGATCATCATAGGTCCTCCAGGAGACTTTACAACCGCCACGATAGGCAATCGGTTCCGGATAATCCTCATGCGTGAAAGGCATTTCAGTTCTCCTTTACTCAAATGACTTGATGTCGAAGCTGCTGTCGCTTCCCGAGCCCCATGTATCTCCCTTGTAGAACACTACATCGTCCACGTCCTGATTGCTATTAGCACCATGCTTAACTTCTTGGTCTCCATGATCAGCTATCAAGTATTGCAGACGTTCAATGAGCTCGCTGGCTTTCATTTCAGCTCTCCTTTACAGTTGAACGTGGGGACTTTCCTTCAACAATGGATTCGATTGGATCCAACCCAGGGAAACTTCCATCCACATCACGCCAGATGTAGTTGCCAGTATCAGTGGTGCCATGGCATCCGCGGCAGACAACTCCAAATTCTGTGCCCTTGTCGCTGGCATTGCAGCAGAGAGTCAAGCCAAACAGGTAAGCGTCTTTGCGGTCAGAATGGCGAGCATCAAACATGTCAACCACAATGCGGCCATTTGAATCCAAACCAACCAGTTTGTCCCGAGTCATCTGCATGGGATATTCTTCAGTTTCCCGCAACATGCGCTCAGGAATTTCCTTGGTGCGACCTGACTTGGTGATCATGTAGCTCATGACAGTTCTCCTTAACAATCAACGAGAATAAATTCATTGAAGCTGATGCAGCGCCCAAATTGATCATCAAAGCTGGTGTTAACAGCGCGGACACATATCTCGCCTTTGAAGTTGCGCTGAAGACCAATAATCTTGTAGGCATCAAGTGCATTGGTGCCATTGGCTCTCAGGAATTTCTTATATTCCGATGGGTCATCAGGAATGATATAACGGATCGTCTTGCCAATGAAATAGGACAGAGACCCTTTCATGTAATCATCGGCAGACAGATGGGGGAAAGTTGATTCAAATTCGGTCATGTTCATTTCAGGTCTCCAGTAGGACTTGATCCAACAAGGAATATTATACGCCCACTTCCTGAAGAAAACTTAACCGATGTTAAACAGCATTTTAGACGCAAAAAAAGAGGCCAGTGCAGGGGAGGGCAGCTGGCCTCTTTGCTTCCCCATGGTTGCATATTACTATGCCGCCAGGAGCCGTTCAGCCAACTTCCATGCCTTTTCCTTGGTCGCGTTACCATACCCAATCATGGCGAGTTCCGCGCGCGTGTTTTCATTCCTACGCTTCCTGTGATCTATGTCGAAGCTAACCGCATTGACTGCTCCCCATAGAGTTCCTTTTGCGGTTGCGAGGTTGGCGCCAGGAGCTTCATTCAGACTGAATTCCATTGCATTTAGGAACCGAGTCCGCCTCACGCCCTTGACACCTTCATGGATATCATAGACATTCGACAGATACTCTATCGCTTTGTCTTCTGATATCTTATGCTCAACCATCTTCTTCGCTGTTTTCTGAAATTTGGCCCACCGCTTCTCGATAGCGAGTTGGTGCTTGACCTTTTCAGCATCAAAGGATTGGCTGTGCATGACTTTGATCACATCTCTGGCGAGGATCTTTTCATCCACCGCAACATTCAGACTGCTTTCACTCGCGACTCGAATGCTAGTCAGTCGAACATGAGTTGCCATGCTTCCGTCGAAGGAGGTAGCGAGCAAAAGATACATCTTGCTTTCATCCCCATCCAATGTCATGACGTTCTTGGTATTGGCCAGAGCCCAAATCCTTTTGCCTTCAGAGAAAGAACCAGCCGCTTCCATTTCAAACCCAAAGTTGGCAATCAAGTTCTCATAAAACTCAATGACTTCTTTGGGTTGCACGACTTTGTAATTCTCTCCAACTGCTCCAAGAAACTTTCCATTGTCGGACCGGAACAATGCCATACGTCCCGGGACCAATGCAGTTCCTTTACTATTAAAGTAGTGCAGGGTTGAGGACTCCGCTCTCCAATCCAGGCCAGCTGACTTGATCCTTTTCTCCAAAGATGTTTCTTTGGCAAAATCCGGCTGATCCCATGGTGCCTGTAGAACATAGGCTACATTACCCACGAGTTTCTTTTCCGGGATTTCCTTTTGCAGACTTTCAACAGTGACATTCATGGTACTTCTCCTTACAGGTAATTCCCCTGCAGAAAAAATACTATATGAGTTTTTGATTAGTAGCGTTAACCGTTGTTAAATAAGTAAATTTTACTTTATTGATTTTCAAGGTATTTGTTGCTAATACATTTGAAAGATTTATTCCCGTCAGCCACGTCCTTCAACACTATTCCTTCACGCGAAACATCAGAAACAAGACTTTTATCATCAGCTTCTGCCAATAGAAACTCTATCTTGTTTCCTGTAATTTCGTCCAGATCGCAGTAACAAATGAATGGCACCGTGTCGATTCTGACTCCATCCAGTTGCATTGCTTCAATAATATTATCACGTTCACCTTCTGGCAATTTGCCTCCCTTGCGTGGTGCAAAAATGTCGAAAGCAAAGAAAGCTGCTCGGTCTAATTTGTAAGGATTACCTTGAACCCCTGGTCCACACAATTCACCCTGAATAGCAAATGGAGCATCCTGAGGCAAAACATGAGTTGATAGCCACTTCAACATGCCGCTATCATGCGCCATGCGGACATACGTATTGCCGTCATTTACTGCGTCATCTATTTTCAGAGACATGCTCTTGGTACCAACACCTAGAACTCCGTGTTCATCAATCCACACTGACATAGATGTACCATCCATTTTCTCCTCAACTGCATAAGTTCCAGTCAATTCAGATGGGTCAATGTTTTGAATCCTTTCTTGGTCTGTTTTCTGCAACCAAGATGGCCAATTGCCTGCAACCTTACCTGCCAATTCAGCAGGTGGTGGCGGATCATATTTCCAGATATCCAGGTTAGCAGTTATATCACCACCCAAATCAACCAAATGAAATGAATTGATTGGCAGCGCCAGACCCTGTGACAATTGTCCGCGCAAACGAATGGTCTTAACACGAGCGCCAAACTTACCATTATAGAAAGTCTTACCTTGTTTATCAATCAAGAACTTGAAATGTGACGTATCAGGCACAACGCTGTCGATTTCAATGAAGACACATTTGTCTCCAACTTGAAATTCACCTTTCTTTACAACCACTTTCCAGCCATCAACCTTGGCGCACTCTATAGTGTCGGCCTTGGGTATGGGTTTCAATTCGCTGATTGTACGAATGGTTACAAGTTTACGTTCTGTCATGACCCTTATATCTCTTTGGAAATTCTAAAGTTTTAAGTGCATTGGTTACAACATCCCCATCAACTCCAAAGAAAACAGTAGAGCCTTTTGGAATAGTTGCCATTATCACCATGCGGTTCTTGTAAACCCTCACTGGCGATGACGTGTAGGCGTGAAAACCTGCGCCATACACGGCTTCCTTGGTTGGTCGTAACTTTCTTTTCTTGTAGAGTGTGTTAGGATCATACCAGAACTTCTGATATTCCGCTTTGCCATCTGTATGCACACACTTAAAGACGGTCATGTCTTCTTCTATTACTTTAGGAAAACATTTAGTAACAACACGATAGCGATGATCAACAACAAGAGTCTTTTCATGGGTAAATGTATTGATAGTTAAGCACATATCACTACTCCATCAAATCTCGAAAATCATAGCATCTAATGCATTTTCATCCCAAACTTTAGCCAGTAACTCACATCCCTTGTAGCCACGTGGATTAGAAATCATTCTAACGCCATTCAGTTCAAAATCAACTGGCACGTGTGTATGACCAAAAACCCATGTATGCACAAATCTAGGATCAATCAGATCATCCATATTTGAACAACAGAACCCAGGATTGAATGGATGAGCCGGGTCGCAATGTGCGTGTGGTGCATGATGCGTTACAACCAGAACTTTGTCATCATTGTAGTTTTGGTACAATTGTTCCCGGATGAAGTACTTGTGATCAGCGTTTTTGGCAATCCACGTGTAAGGTCTTTGCTTAAAGTCATGGATGAAGGAAAAATCAGGCGACATGTACTGCCGCATCAATTCGAGTTTGCCCAGATCACCATGCTCGCAGTCTGTCCAGAGAGTTGCACCAATGACTGCTACATCATCAATATATATGATTCCAGGATTCAAGTAACGAAAATTCTTATGCTTGTTTTGGAATTTCTTCCAAAATTCATCCACTTCATCAATGGTTGAACCCCAGTAGTCATGATTGCCAGCTACGAACAAGACGAATTTAAAACGCTTGCATAGTTCTTCTAGAATTTCCGTGTGAGGCTGTCCACGCGTGGCCCAGTCACCAGCAATTATCAGCACTGTTTCTTTGTCATCCTTGAGAGTGTGAATAACTTCAGGAGGACCGAAATCACAATGCACGTCAGACCAGAGGCGAAATTTCATTGGTCTTTCTTATCCTTGAGTATACGGTAAGAAGTTGATGGCTCACCACGCCACTTGCTAACATCCAAGTCAGGCAACAACTCATCAAGAACAGCTTTGTAGGAAACACTCCCTTCAGAGATAACTCGAACCAATTCAATTCCAGCTCCCTTATGTCCAGCGGGTGCCATGGCGATTAGAGTTTGTCGAGCATCATCTTCAGCCTTCTTGGCTGCGGCTAGAGCTGCATCAGCTTTCTTCCAGACATTGGCAGCAGCTTCCCAAGCCAAGTCATTGACACTATTCATAGTTGTCTCCTTGCATTCAATTATTATACCGTTTAGATGATGTTCAAACTTAATAGATGTTAAATTACAATGATGTCATATTTCAGATCAAGTCTTGATGTTTATATTCATTTCTTCTTCATAAGAGCTGACAAAGATGTTGGCCACAATTCGTTCAAGATTACATGGCACTTATGCGCGATGACTTGAATTTCAGCTTGTGCGTGAGAGTCTAAACGTAATTGCAAGAAGTGCGCCCAATTCCTCAAATTGCCGGCCATGTAGAACCGAGTCATCAGACTCTGCGGTAGAACTGCACGTGCCTGTTCACGCGCAACTTCATTCTCAATCAGAATGTTGTAGATACCGAGAGCAGTCAGGCACTGTTGTTTATAAACACTGTCCAGGAATGCATCTTGATCATCTTCTAGAAGGTTACCATCGCTTCCTTGCTTGTCTTTGATAGCCTGCTTGTGCCAATCTGTTGGAATCCAGAAGTCAAGATCATCACTGGTGTAACGACGACTGATTTCATTGTAGCTGAATGTTCGATGGCGATGAATCTGGCTGCGAATAAACAGTGGGCATTCAATCATCAATGTAGCATGTTGGTATTCAAAAGGAGTTAAGTGTTCATGCGCTGCAAGATAATTAATAAGTTTCTGATCCTTCTGCACATCATATACAGTCTGATCGTTGTTAAAGCTGACTCTCGCTGCTTGCGCAGGGAAATGATCCATGTCTGACTCCACATAGTTTTGTAGATTAACTGGATCACGTTTGACTCTATCTGACTTGGTATGTGCAATGAGTTCTACTTGGCACTCTTCAATCGTTTTGAACATTCTTTACTCCTGAATTACAGGTTGGTTTGTACAAGCGGACAAGGATACTATGGCGAACAACAAAATTGCTAGTTTGATTTTCATGTCATACTTTCCTTCCAAGGTTCTGGATGATTTCTTTTGGAGCGTCACCTATGTACTGATAGCCACCTTTGTTGTAAAGAGGAGCTACCATCTTCTTCCTTTCTTCTGATATCTTCCTGGCTGCTTCTTCACGTCGCAAATATTCATCATCATGTTCTACAATCACTTCTTGCTTCAGTGACGTTTCTAAATTCAAACTTGGATATTCCTCACGCTCTTGTTTTGAGATTGTATTCCATTTTTCAAGACGTTGAATCACGACGGAATCAACAGACATAGGAGTGAAAGCTGGCCGCTTGTAAGGTTTCGCTATCCTAGACAATCGAACCGCACGTCTAACATTGCGTTCAGCCAAGATGGTTTCCTTTCTGGCTCTCTTCTGATGTTTATAACTCATGATTATTCAAAAATTGGATTTGTTGATTTACAAACACTTAAAGCATGTTTTTGGATAGCTGTGACGCTGGCTACTGTAATATCTGGCAACTGATGCTTGTACCAGCATCCAGATTCGTCCATTCCATAGAAAGTTTTAGTTTTGATGTTGAAAAGAAACCAAACTGTCTCATTGGTTATAATTCTTGGACCACCAGCTGCAGTGATAGGGATTGCGGGAGCATCAATCCCACGCAATTTCCAAGCTATCAAAGGGTGAATAATTATACTACCTTCATCTACATGTTCAATCAAACGCCAGTCTTGAACATTGTCTGTTGTAATAAATGTACTTTGAACAGTCATATTAGAACTCGATGTATGGATTGCCGACCTGAAACACTTTCAATCCCAGACGACGCCACATACGGCAGACTCTCGGACGGTCATCAAACACCATTATCGGGTCAAAACCATCTTCAATGATCTTATGAAGCAGTTCTTCTTTGATCTGGTCATCAGGACGCTTGTCGCCTTCCGCGCGTTGGTAATGACTGAATTGAATTCCAATTTGTTCAGTCAAATACTTGGTCAGCCACTTATGAGTAGCTTCCCTACATACTCCATCACGCCCACTAACGATAATGATCTTGAAACCACGGTGGGCCATGCTCGCTAGAATTTCACGAACATCTTCATCAATGGCATCCGTAGCGATCGCTTCATCGCTGTAATCATAAGGACCGCGTGATACCATATGCGCTAACGTTCCATCAATATCACACAGAATGGCTTGATATCCACCACGTGAATGCAATTTTGATTTTTGACGCTCCAACTTATGCAGTTTCTCGAACTGTGCAGAGATCACGGACACACCCACGCCATTCAGACGCGCGTTGTCGCGTTCCACAGCAGTCTTCCAGTCTATTGGAAAGAACTTGAAATGAACAACATAGCCATGATCACGAAATTTTGCAGCCAATGAATTGAAATTGTTAGGAGACAGATTGGTGTCAGCAATGATCACGTCTATCCCACGACGGATAGCCATATCTATGGCCGACTCAACTAAAAAATTGACTTCCTTCTCACCACGAGAACCACGCTTCTTCCATGCTGTCCAACTAAACTTACCAGGAGATAAAAGGTCCGCGCGAGCATAATCACGACTAATGACAACCCAATTTGGGTGACTTTTAGCAAATTGTTCAGACCAGGTCGTCTTTCCACTGGCACTCACGCCAACCGTGAAAATCACGTGGTGTTCGTTCACATCAAACAAAGTTTCTTCTTCTTTGCCCATCCATTCAGCGGAAACATGTTCCACTGGCAATTTTACAACGGCCATGATATTTCCTTTCAGTTCAATTCGTTTCTCTGCTGGATAGCAAGTTGTTTTACCAGACCGGATAATTCTAGGTCTGAGTCAATACATTCCTCTATGAGTGCATTAGTCGTCATCCTCAACACTTCCATACTATCAGCAGCATCAACAATTTCTTCTTTAGATAACTTCCTATCATGTAACAACATCCATAAATCATTGAATCCTAGAAAGAAAACAGCAAGATGCTGTAGAATTGCATCCCTGGTTTCTTGGGAACCATATTGAAATGGATTCTTCTTAAACTCTTCTATTTTGTTTTCACTCATCTTGTTCTCCAAATTTGTTGTTAACGATAGATCTTAATTTGTATCCATCCCTAAAATGCTTCTCCCAAAGTTTCTTGTTGTTCCTTTCAGCCTTGGATTCATTTCCTTCATGCAAAGCCATTATGACTGGCATAAATTCTTTTCCATGTTGTATGGCAAACAGAGCTACACCTTTCTTGCTTTCATCATTGCTCTTTGCTTCATCCAGAAGCTTCACAGAAATATCCATCAAGTATACCAATTCACCAACAACCCGCTGTTGGACTGCATACAGTGTTTCCAAATCAGCACCAGCCGCAATCATGCTTTCACGCAAGTCATCAATCTTGTCTTCAATGACTGCATCAGCAACATCACGTTCACGCAAATCAAGCAAACGATGACGATCAATGTACCATTGTGTCTTAAATTTTACGCGTGTAGAATTCAAAGATACTGGATCAGTCCATTCCAATACCCAACCTTCTTCACCTTCTGTTTGACGTTGTGCTCTTTCTAGGTCTAAATTACATACAAACACATTTCTATCAACATCCATTGGACCAGGCATATTCCAAAAATTTGGAGTGTAATGACCAGAGTTGATGTGACGGACAGCTAACAGAGTCAATGTTGGTTGGTCTCCATAACCAATCACAATCTGACTATCAGGATGCGTGAATTCAAAAATTGGCGTGTATCCTGATGTGCAAACAATCTTACACCATTCCAAGATGTTAGGAAGCGTCTTGATGTAATCCTTAGCCAATATGGCAACATCAGACTCAAAAGACTTCTTGGTCTTGAAATCCAGTTCACCATTTGGTAACATAACAGGCGTGATCATACTGCCATCACGTTTCTTGGTGAACGCACATTGACTGCTATTGTGATTGATCTGCTTAATTATTTCCTGTTGGTAATCCGTCCTCATTTCATGGAAATTGAAGAACTTCTCAAATGGACGACACAGGCACTTTCCCGTCTTGGTATCAAATACTGATCCACGGCATTCCAAACCAAGAGGGTGCTTCCACAACTCTGGATCATCCACCATATAACAGACAATGGTAACGCCACGCACAGTATCCTCCATGAATCTAACAGACTTCACGTCTTTGAACTGTTCTTTCATTGTTTGTAGAGTTAACATTAGTTATCCTTCATCTCATGTCCCCATCATTTGAATGAGGAATCCAAGCGCAAAAAAGAACATGATGATAAAGCAGGTCATTGTGAAGAAGATGATACCTAATTGGAATAGAAGCCTCACCATGATGCAAATGCTGCGTTGATAGCAGTCTCCTGTTCATGTTCTTGATGACGTTGTTCAGATGTTTTGTTCACGGTTGATTCCAACCTGTGATAGAAATTGACTTTTCGCTTCGTTGCAATATTCCTTGCCCATCCATAATAACATCCCATGGTGCCATATTTGGCGTTGGGGATTTCAAGATCTTTTCTCATTTCCTCAATGACGAGTGATCGAAATTCACGATATGGAACAGTTCCTTCTTTTTTTTCCATTCTCTTATAAGTCTCAACCGCCTTCAGCAATTTGTTCATTCACCATTCCTCATAAAAACACCCACGCTATTATATACCATACCACTCAAAAATTACCGCAACAAATTTATGTCTTCAAATCTCTGATCAAGATTATCAATATATCTTTTGTAGCGAGCCCATGGTAAACCGATTGTTTCAATCAGTTTTTGAAATTCTTCCAAACAACGCACATAATCATTATAGTGTGCGAGCAATCCACTCCTGTTTTTGATCAAGACATTAAACCTCTTGTTTCTTATCAAACTATCAGCAATCCATTTAACGTAAGCCTGCGCAAATGCAAGACTCTCTTCATACCGTTCATATTCCATAAAACAATCAAAAAATCGAAATTCAAGAGTTCCCTGAGTATGAATATGTACATGTGTGAATTTACCATTCCAAATATAATCACGTGGATCGTTACGAATTGTTTTCCAACCTGCTGATAGCAATCCAAAACCCTCTGAATGTACAGAATTGCATTGAGAAGTTGTATCTGGATCAGCAAAAAACCACGGAACATATGGCCTGTTTTGCATATCCCTTACAACAGCACACTTGGTTAAGTCATTCATGCCAGAAACATGTACATGTCCACCCCCACCAGTAGATAGTCCTTTGTTTTTAGCAATCAGTTTCTTTTTCTTTGCATGTTCCAAGATAGTATTGATAACTTGTTCAGCATCACTCCAGGAAACTAAAATCCTGGTTGGCACTTCAACACAGTCAGGATCAGTCGTGACACTCCAAACCAATTCTTTGGGCACGGCACGACTCATACGAAGACAATCCGCGTGTAAACAATTTCTTCTACCAAAATATTGTCTTTCTGACCATCTTTGAAAAGATGAAACTTCCTCGAAAGAACGTTGAAAAGTCAACTCGACACCAGATTTATATTTCCAAGGAGTTAACATTAGATTGATTCCGCTTCACTGAGGATTTTGAAGAAATTGTGCACGTGTGATGCCTTTTTATGATACTTAGAAAAAGGCACCCATTGCCTATCTGTTTGAGAGCAGATCACTTGATCTCCCTTAACTATGATGAAATGGCTAGTCAGAGTGACCAAGAAAACTTCATCCATTTCAGATGGCTTTCTGCAAGTGTCCATCCACATCTTCAATGTTGGATAAGGATGTCTGCGGTTGAATTTGGTATAATACTTAGTATCATGGGTGCGTTGCCACTTGAACTTGATACCGAGCTTGTTCAGTGATACCACCATCTGCTTGACGAGCATTGCTTTCAGAGGTCTGCCATTATCAGAGGCTAGTAGTGCACACTCATCAGTCGACTTACCTGAGAGCACAGAAAGTGCTGTCGGCCCACAGAACTTGTTCTTGCCGAACGGTTGACTTAGCTTCATGGTTTGCTCCAGTAGATAGAACAATTCCAACCAGAGGTAATTATACCTTGGTTTCTACAAGAGAACTTAATCTAGTCTAAATGGCAACGAATCAATTATCGGTGAACGTTTGATGACAGAACAAAAGACTAAATCCAACATTGAAACCTGCCAACATCGTAACAATTGGAGCAGGTTGCTGAATAGTCATTACACTGTAAATAGCAATTGCTATTGAAAAAAGTAACAACAGCGTGGATATCGCCATCCATTTAAACTTAAATTTATTCATAATCATATAGATACGCCTAATTATCTGCTAGAAACTTCATGTGATCAGATTCAACTTTCCTATCCATAGACTCCATCCAATTTCTGTGAGTTCTAATGGTAGTAAAATACAATGACCCTTGTGTCAAGTCAGGAATGTCTTTCCTTAGATAATAATGTTTGTACAACCACTGCGCCAATACTCTGGACCGAACCCAAGCGACTTCTTCTTTGATTGGATGCTTATCACACATCCAACTGTATTGGCAAACATCTTTTGATCGACGCTGATGTATCACCCCACAAATAGAGTAAGGAAACATGGTTGAAGCGTTCTTTGCTCTGTTCATGGTTACTTCAGCAATCATAACTTGAGTTTTGGCACTCTCCCCACGTCCTTCGTGATAGATAGCTTGTGCTAAACAATTGATCTCATCCGAATTGTTGAGTTGAGCACTGACGAATTGTGGCTTTATACTGGGAATTGCGATAGAATAAACTTGCGTCTTGACAGGAGGTGCTGTCATAGTAGCCGCCAGGAGAATGCAGCCAAGGATGTAGAATAAAATACATAGATGGGCTTTCATGATAGTGGTTCCTTTAGCAGATGATGCGTTTTACTTTGGTTGTAAATACCTCTTGCTTAATTTTGGCTTGTTCGGTGTATAGCTTAACTAAACCGTATTCAAAACCCATGGCTTCAACTTCCCATGGTTGATTCCAGTACAGAATAGAATCTTCTTGAAATTTCTGCTTCTTGAAGTTCGTGCCGTTTGAACAATCTTTCAATTCATGCGTAACATATTGTTTTACATGAACAAATTCATGCGCTAGGCGAATCAGGAATTTGTAGTATAATAGGTTGCGTGGAGAATATAAAGTGATCTTGCAATGTTCACTTCCCAACAATCTATCTTCTTCTATGTACTCACAGTATCCTAAGTCTTTCTTATCAGAAGCTATGCTTTCCCAGGACTTCTGTGAGTCATACAAACACACACTTACACTAAGCTTAGAATGAATGTGTTTAGGTATGTAGTTGCGGGCATACCAACGAGCAAAGCTTTTGGAGTGTTTCTTCTGCCATGTAGAACCCCCATAAACTGCTAAGCGCATGGACTGACTCCCAGACTGTCAGCCTATATTTAGGGAGATCACATGTTAAATTGAGTCCTGAATTCAGAACGGATTCGGCGTAGATCATTGCCTTGTATGCTGGAAAGTGGTAAGAATCTTGGCTTACAGAACATATCTATATCATTAATTGGAATAATCCCAAGCTTTTCAACAGGTTCTTCAGGATGAGTCTCGTTCCAAGCAGTTGCATAAAAAGCAGTCTGAAACCAGAAACTCTTGAACGCCTCTTCTTGTTTCTCCCTGTTAGAAGTCTTATAATCAATCACGGTTAGAGCACCATCATGGTATGCGATGAGATCAGCTGTGCCAGCAACCTGGTATTCCTCACATACCAGTTTGTGCTCTACTGCTCGAATTCTCTGCAACTCCATGAGCTCTTGTTTGATCAGATTGAATCTGTATTGATCATCCGGCATCAAACGTGTGTAATTCCATCCGCAAATGAACTCCTGGCATGCCATGTGAACTGCGGATCCTCTATCTCCAGCAACTCTCGTGATAGCATCTGCTTTTTGTTGTCCGACTCTTCCAACCCAATCCTCATACCAATTCATATCATCTAGAACAGACAGAACTGAAGTTACAGATGGGTAGATCCTTCCTGCACGCCCATAGACTCTGCAAGGATAAATGGCGTCATCTATGCGGGTGATCTGATCCTGCGGTGGTTCTAATTCAAGAAGCATATTTCAACAACAAGTATTGTTTCACGAAATCAGAACGCACAATATCTTGCGCATTAAATGATACATGACCTATCTCGTTCATTTGAGAAAGGATCTTGACTGAATCGTTGTAACCTGACGCAATCAGGTTTGATAAGTCTGATTGCCTATCATCCCCGCAAAATATTAGTCTAGAATTTTCGCCAACACGTGTAATCACAGATTCAAATTCTTTCTCCGTCATGTTTTGTATTTCATCTACTATCACTACAGCATTGTCGATAGTCAGTCCACGAACAAAACTGGTCGTCAGAAATTCAATGGAACCATGTCCTGCCAAAATGCCATAGGCATCATCCCTACGACAAAGATCATTCACAATGTCTTGGTAGGGAGTCTGGTACAGAGCTGCTTTTTCAGATAAGTTGCCAGGCATGAAACCTATATCACGAGTCTGTACAGCTGATCTTACAATTACAATCTTGTTCTGCTCTTTACGTTCCAAAGCGTGCAGAGCAAAAGACAGAGCAAGGAAAGTTTTACCTGTTCCCGCAAATCCTGTCATCAACACATGATTGCCTTGTTCCCAGTGAATAGCTGCTTCCCGTTGATTTTGTGTTTTGAGCGTTATTGTTTTTACTTCCAGACCAAAGAGATTGTTCTTTTGTGCTGCACTCTTCTTTTTTGGCTTGCTCATTAATAATGGGCCTATTGGGTGGACAAGTGGGAATTATTTTCTTCTTTTTGCGAGCTTTGGCTTGCGCGTTTCTATCAATCTTGATTGCCAAGATGATGAAAAGTAAGAACAGAAATATGAATAGTAGAGCCATCTTCATTCCCCATGGCTGTTCTCCTTTGTTTGATAGATATGGGTTTATTTAGTTTCTTGATCAGTTTCCAGTGGCGCTGGTTTTGGCACAATGTAACCCCAATGTACTACAACAAAATCCTCGAAAGCGTCCTGATCATTGGTATAGAAAACATGCCCAGACTTGGCAGCTGCTTCTTTAGAACATTGGATTGCCACTTCTGGGCGTACTCTGCAATACACGGGATCGCTTTTCTGGTTGACGGGCTCTATCCACTCAACCCATTTCGCTTCTGTATATGGCGTCATGATTCACCTTAATTATGATGATAGCGATGATTTCCACCAACTTTACCGTGAATGTGTTTCAAAAGTTCTCGGAAACTTTGATCAGGCTTCTTGATACCCATACGTATGGTGTCACCTATCTCGAAAGGAGTCAGATGGACTTGTTTCAGTTGAAGATTGTTAGCTTTAAATTCATCTAACTCACTGATCTTCATGTGAAATTCTTGAACTTCACCTGTTTGTATATTTTCAAATTGATATGTTGGCATTTTATTTCCTTGGATCGAACCAAATCCATCCTTCCTTTTCAGTCATGACGAAAGGAAGCAGATCAGGAGCTCTTGAACGCAAATACAGAAGAGCGGACTTCACGTCTTTGATCATGAACTTATCCACATCCTTTGAATTATACTGATAAAGTGCTTTGGCACGAGGTCTGACTTCTGCTACACAGCCACATTCCACAATGGAACGGCAACCTTCATCACAAAATTTCATAGCAAATTCAATAATTTGCTTATCAGTCAACTTCTTCATAGTTTGCATGATTCGCACTCCGTTTGTGAAATTTCAACCTCACCAGCACCATCATATGTGTTACAATAGTACAGGGTGGGTATGCCCATCTTGTAACAGAACAAGATATGATTCAACATCTCCGACATGGGGATTTCGTTGTTTGGATAGTATATTGGATTATAGCTGGTATTCACTGAAATAGCTTGATCAATCCATTTTTCCAATACAGCCATGATCTTGAGATATCCCTCTGGAGACTTCTGTTCCCAGAGCAAGTCATATTTGTTCTTCAGACGGTAAATTTCAGGAACAACTTGAGAAACAACACCATCTTTGGACTGTTTGATTGAAACCAAAGCACGTGGTGGTTCAACGCCATTGGTAGCATTGATCAACAGACTGTTTGTCTCACTCGGCATAATAGCAGCTAAAGTGGAATTTCTGATACCTGTTTTCTTGAGTTGTTCCCTCAATTCATCCCAGTTGTAGTTAGGATTGCGTCTAACCAAGGTGTCGACGTCCTTTTTATAAGTATCAAGCGCAACCAATCCCTTTGAATATTTCGTATCTTTCCAGAACTCACATGGGCCTTTCTCAAGTGCGAGATCAGCGGAAGTCTTTACAAGATGGTAGTTGAATGCTTCCATCAATTCATCAACTTTCATCAATCCTTCAGTCGTGATACCTTGGTAAGTCAAATCATTTTTGGCCAACCAGTAAGCCAAGTTGTTGATACCAATTCCAAGTGTACGACGTTTGGTTGCTGATCTTTCAGCAGCTTTGACCGGATAGGTTTGGAAGTCAATCAACTCATCCAATGCCCTAACCAATAACTCACAAGGCTCTTTGAAGTCTTCAGGGCATTTAATAGCAGCCAAATTCACGGAACCAAGAATACACAATGCAATCTCAGCTTCAGGATCATCTATCTTATGAAGGGGCTTGGTTGGTAGTAAAATTTCAGTACACAGATTGCTCATCTTGACTGGAGCAACCTCTGGTTTGAAAGCACCATGCTTGTTAGCATGATCAACATTCATGAGATACACACGACCAGTACCTTTGCGTTCCTGAACGAATTTGGAAAACAATTCTAGTGCGGGAATTTTCTTCTTGCGGATAGACGTCTTTCGCTCAGCAGCTTCATAAAGCTGTTTGAATTCATTCTCATCACGGAAGAATGCCTCGTAAAGATCAGGAACATCATTCGGATCAAACAATGTGATGAATGATCCATTGATCAGTCTCTCATATGCCAATTTGTTGAATTGAATGGTCCAATCAACATGCCGCAGTCTGTTATCATCCGTTCCTTTGTTGTTCTTCAAGACAAGAATATCTTCAATCTCATAATGCCAGAATGGCGCATATAATGTACCACTACCTGAACGCAGTCCACCTTGATGGCAAGAACGTATGGCTGACTCCCAAACTCTATAGAATGGAATAACACCTGTTGAGTAGGCTTCACCATTCCTGATCTTAGAACCAATTGCTCTGATCCGCCCACCATTGATGCCAATACCAGCACGATTAGCCACATACAACCCAACAGCTTGCGCCACAGCAAAGATAGAATCCAATGAATCATCTGCGTCAATCAATGTGCAGGATGAAAATTGGCGATTGGTGGTCCTAACACCTGCAAGAATAGGAGTTGGAAGTGCTATGACGAAATTTGACAATCCATCATAGAAGCGTTTAACCCATTGCATCCTTGTTTCTTTGGGATACCTGTGGAAGAAAAACGCTGCAATCAACATGTAAGCAAACTGCGGAGTCTCCAATATTTGATTCTTGATTCTGTTTCTGACTAAGTATTTGCTTCTCCATACTTCCATTGCAGCATACGTGAATTTATCATCTTTCCCATGATCAATCCACTTATTCATTTGTGACCATTCATTTTCATCATACATGGTTAAGAGTTGTTTATCATAAAAACCAAGATCAACAACTTTCTTCACGTGCGTCAAAATATCAGGGATAGGGTCGCCATTGAATACTTCCTTTCTGATATGATAACTTACTAGTCTGCCAGCAACATATTGATAGTTGGGTGCATCTTCGCTTATGAGGTTCGCAGCTGACTTTATCAATGTTTCCTGAATGTCTGCTGTTTTGATCTTATTGTAGAGCTTCAAATTAGAAGCAATTTCAACTTCTGATGGTGATACTCCTGAAATTCCTTCGCATGCTTCTATCACAACTCTATGCATTTTCTCCAAATCAAGTGTTTCAGTTTCGCCATTTCTTTTAGTAACAAGCATTATTGACCTTCTTTGTTAAACCTTTTTCCATGCGGTGATATTTAATAGCGCTTCTAATCCAGAAAATGTTCTACTCTTCAAGTCTGGAAAATAATTGTTCAACGCCATCTCGTTTAGATCTTTACCTTTTGTTCTGTTGTTCCAAACTACTATCTTACAACCTTCTTTAACTTTTCTTTCCATCTGTTCAACGATCTGCTTGTTCCGGGGTTCGCAATCAAAGATCATAACAAAATCATTGAACATTGATCTTAACACGCCTGTATCAATATTGGAACCGAGCATTGATACAGCATTGTCCAGAAAGAAACCATCCATGACTCCTTCTGTAACATACACAGTCTTTGTCAAGTCTAGATCATTTGGTTTCCATAATTTTGGATAACCAGGATGACTGATTGAATAGTAGCGTTTGTGCGTCATTGGATCAGCATCTGGTAAAGTTCTAGCGCAAATACCAACCACTTCCTTACCAGAAGGATCATAGAATGGTATCACAAGGCGATGATGTTTTGTTTCTGAAATATACTTCTCAGGAAACACTTTCTTAACTAACAGAGGGAAGTCATCCGTGTAAAAGATATGTTTCCATTTGTTTTCAGGGATTTTCCTTTGTTTCAGATAATGTGTTAGAGATGGAGATGTAATGGAAGGAACAACAAGATCAAATAGACCCATCTTGTCGACTGTTCTTGATTTAACTGGGACAGGTGTAGCAAAGACTTCCTCTACTTCAGTGATAGGCTGACCATGTGCGTTCTCTTTGAATAACTCTAATGCAAACTCATCATAGAGATACGTGTTCTGGTGTTTCAGGAATTTGCGGAAAGAAGCAGAATAGTTACAATTATGGCAATACACAAACAAATGTTGTGAATGCTGAAAGATGTAGCCTCTGGTCTTCAGTTTGTTATGTTGACTATCTCCACAAATTGGACAGCGGAAAGTAGCTAGATAGGGATTATGCTTCCTCTGTTTGAACAGAGCAAGATGAGAACCCAGAAGGTTAGCATATTTGCATTCAAGCCATATCATTTGACTATTGTAGCCCGAAGGCTTTCAAAATCAATGAATATGCTGCAACAACAACATGATGCTAGACAGGTTGATGAATTTGAACAGTGTAACTATCACAAGCAAGATGCCCATACCAATCCATTTAGAACGCTCAAGTACCTTTATTCTTTTATCTAAGTCTTTGTGAGTGCTATTGGCTTCTTCCTTTCTAAGTCTAGAATTTTCTCTTTCTTCCATCACAAACTTCTGCACTTCTTTTTCTACACGACCAACAGATGTTTCTAATTCTTTGCTGTTCTGTGAAAGCTCCCTACGAAAGCTCTCGACCAAAGAAGCTGTATCTGTGCGACGTTCTTCAGACACTTTTTCCAAGACCCCATGTAACTCTTTAGCAAGAGTTTCAAATTTGGTATTTACCTTTTCAGCATTAGCCAAATATTCTTCACGACGCTTTTCAGCCAGATCATAAAGAAGTGTGCTTGAATTTTCTTGTGTTTGAATGCGGTTCTCTTGAGCAGCCAGCATCTCTTTGATACCAGCCGAGATTTCAGATAACTTATCAATAGATTCTTGGTGATGCTTAACATCGTCAGCTATCGTCGCTGTGGTGACTTCAATTCCGGTCATGCGGTTGGATAGAGATATAACAGCTATGTCTTCTTTTTTCACAACTTTTTTCCTAGTTTTTTGTTGAGCTGTTACCACTTTGACCATTTTCTTTTCCTGGTTGGAAACAAATTGTTTCCCCTGTTATCACGGCAATTAAGCAATCATCCTTTATAGCACAGGAATTATACTGTCCTTGCAAAGAACCATACATAGGCAACAATTCTGAGGTAGGAGTCACTGATGAAGCTGGTACTGGCAACTCTGGACATCTATCCAATAAACGTGGATCAGTGGACTTTACTAGATCCTCTGCGGATATTGTTGAGTTCTGTAGCCTGATTGGCGAGGACTGACATCCCTGAAGCAGGAACAGGGCACTTGTAGTCATCAGGACTATCATGAATAGTTTTAATGAGAGTTTTCGTAACATATTGTGTCACCACTTTTTGATTTTCCGTCAAAGCTTGGTCTAGTTCTGATGATAGGCCATGTTGTTTTGTTAGTAGATCTTGAATTTGTTTTTTGTAGTTGTTTGCATCAACAACTGCTTTTTGAGCTATCTTCTGCTGTTCTTGGAGAGCAGTCCTATCACGCACCATGTAACCGACTTTGTAGCCACCAAATAACAATCCTGCAATTATCGCTAAAATGAGAGCAAACTTAACCCAAAACGTTGAAAAGAATGATGCAATGCCAAATGGAAGTTTCATATTATTTCTCTGGGTGTCTAGATATTCCATGAAACAATGTCGCGTTAATTCTGTCTAAAAGCTGTTTGGCATGTTCCATATGGTGTTTAGGAGAATGTTTAATGGCGTCAACACGGTAGGCATCTTCCATACCATGCGAAAGACTCTTCGCGTCATTTTGTTGAATGTATTTCTTGCGTGCTGCAGGAAACATGGGCGGATCACTGTATGCCCCAGCAATATGGCCAGAGCCAACATTGTTTACAGCCACGTCATCTTCTTTCAGAAAGAATTTTCTAGGAGCCATTATTTGAATTCCTTGCGGTCATACTATTTAGGGATTCTGGTAGAAAAGGTTGAAAATGAACAAACAAGAAGATCCATGGGCACTCCCTATTGAGGATTCAGAAGCTTTTGTCAGAGTGTGCAGAAACCCAAAATACACCTACAGAGTGTGGATTGTCGATGGGTTTGCTATAAATATTGTACAAGATAAAGAGCCTAACCGATTCAATCGCTGGTTACAGAAAGTCTTTCTAGGTTTCCGTTGGGAGAAGATTGATTGAAAGCCACCAAATTTCATCATTGGATAGCGAAGGACCCCACATCTATTGGCGTTATTTGCAACCTTGAATGGAATTATGAAGATGGCTCCCTATCTCGAGTGTCACAACATGTGCCTGAACATCGTATGAAGGATGATGAAAGACGTCATCTAACCATAGCATGGAAACGTCTAAGAACATGGAGACACAAAGAGTTGCTCTATGCTGAAAGCATGGCTTCAGATGATTTAGACAAAAGAATCTACTGGCCCATACCTATAAATTAAATCCCGACGCAAGTCGGGATCATTATAGAATCTTTGATTTTTCGCTGATTTAAGCATGAGTCAAGGGTTTGTAGCTTCAGGAAAATCATCAAAAATAGTTGGTTGTAAGTTATTGAGTTTATTGAATAATTTTCAGGTGATTTCTGATAGAATCAAATTTTAATGATTGTTAAGCTTACGCTCTCTGATTGCTCGCAGCTTGTCTTCTTGATTCAACAAGAAACCAATCCTCTCTAACGTCGCGGCCTTCACTTCATATTCCTTCCTCAACTTCTCAATTTCCCGAAGCAAATTTACATATTCTGCTTGAAGACTTGTGATAAGTTGATTGGCCATCATTCTATACCTGTGCTGTCTGTTCTTTTTTTCCACCATGGATCATGAGAAGAAGTCTTAGTCTTTTTTACTGGCTTACCATTATCTCTTAGCGCACGTGCTCTTTCATAGTATCTTTTAATGGCAGCTTCAGCTTCCTCTACACTGTTCACGGTTACTTCTGAGTCTTCTGAAGGAAGCATCACGAACGTGAAATACAAATCATTCCTGTTTGCGAGCAGGAATCTATGGTCTAACCATCCCTTCCTGACAGCATACTTGCCATTTTTAAACTGTACGATCTTCATTGAATTCCTTGATTGCAAAATATATACACATGTAGATACCCAAAAGACATATGATGATCGCAAGAGTTGCAAAAACTATGAATGCTATTTTGGGCAGACATATAAGAGTAACAAAACCCAAGAATGTAAATAATGCTATAATTTTGTTCTTATCCATGATGCACCTCAACTGGGGACAGCGGTTGTGCTCCTGGACCATAGATTCTATTGTAGGATTTGCGACTAAAATTTTTCAGATGCTTACCATTAATAAAGATGATTTTGAATTCAGATGATGTTGATTCCCAAATTTCAAATGAAAGGATAATCATCTTAATGAAAATATAAAACATGGACAAAATGATCATCCATGCAATCCACAACAAGAGATGCAATGGATAAAACAGCAATTTCAATATCTTGAGGGTCAGATAGTATCCATAACCTTTAGTAGCAATTTCTTTAAGCATCAGTCACCTCACCAAAATCTTTGCCAAGATGTTCCAATCTCTTCTCTTGTTCTATGCGTGATTGTAATGCTTTCTTTGCTTCCTCGGCAGTATCAAAAGCTGCTGATACACTTGGGTATCTGCACATGTCCCATTCACAGTTAGTTTTTAAGAATTCAAACTCGAATTCCAAAAACAACCACGCCCACTTTTTACGACGCACACCATATCGGCCATTGTCGAATCTAACGATCTCTATTTTCATGATATCGTCTCAAATTTGTAATCCGTTTCATCATTCAATCTTCTGGTTGCTTCTTCTATACACCAGCTGATGAAATCCAATTCCGCATCTGAAGGATTTTCATCTACCAAATCGAATACATAACACATTTCTTTCAATATAGAAATGGTCTTTGGTGAAGCTCCCCACTCTAAAAGAGTTGGATAGTCAATGATGTAAGGTTCTTCTCCTATTTGATTCCACACGCCTGTTACGATTGAGGAATAGTCAGGAAACACTCTGTATATTTTCATATCAATCCGTGTATTCAATGGTGTCTTCAATCGCATCTGCGATTTCAAAGAAGTCGTGCCCACTGTCATTGGCATCATCAGCAGTTGTTCCAAATTTGGGCAGAAATGGAGTGCGGCTTTCACCACCGCCATAACTCAAGAATGTGATTCCATTGTCAACCAACCATTCTTTACTTGGCAACTGACCCGCTTGGCCAAATACATCATTTTCTACACACCCAGATGCACCCATTTGTAAAACACCCAAACAGCAGTATTGCCCACAACCAGAAGCTAGTTGACGACCACCTTGTTCATATCTCCCAGAACGCAAGTCCTCCAACCATTTCTGACCTGTCGCACGTGGGCACCGAATAGTTTTCATACTGGTCTCCTTGAATAATACATCATCATAGATACATACAATAAATTGGTCAACACGACGAATAGACCGCCACTGAAACTCCAATACTGATTGAGATGAGGATAATAAAACATGTTCCAAAATCCCCAACAGACAAAGAACAAGGTGGAGAATTTAGAAACTCCAACCACTGCCTTGCTCTTATAAAGTACCCGACAATGATTCAAAATCATTGCACCTGCCAGAAACTCAAAACAACCATTGGTAAAATCAGGAGTCATTCGCCAAGAACAATAATTTCAACAGGGCAGACTCTCTCAATAAAGCCAATGTAATCTGCTATGTTCTTTGATTCAAGAACAGTATGATAAACACGTTGACCATCTATCCATATAATTGGCTTATCAAATTTGATGCCTCTTGCTTTTCTGTCTAATTCATTGACAGTAACAATATGATTTCTGTCAAAAGATAACTGACCATTTCGAATGAAACATTCCCTCATGAATTCATTATATACTATGATGATATCATTAGGTCTAGCATTCTGTTGGATGAATGTTGTGTGACCAGACGCACGACCAAAAGACAGATTCAATGTTGCAAACTCATGATAGAAATCTGGCCCCATCTGTTTCAACTTTAACAACATGCCCTCTTCTTTCAACCCAGATCTATGTGCGTCAATCACCTCAGCCATGACAATTTGCTGATAAGTTGGATGATAGTCTTCTTTGCGGATCATGTTTTACTGCTCCGCGGAATTGGGGGTATGTCGGTTGGCTTCAAGAATAGGAAGTTGTGCTTCTGTGGGAACATAAATGATCTGATCTTTGGTTTCTGCAAGGTTATTCACAAACAGATAGCGGAGATAATCTTCGTTGTTCTTCAAGCTATCGCCAATGATCTTGTTAGCCTGCGCTACACCCTTAGCACGTTCAACTTCAGCTGCCGCAAGTGATACCGCAGCTTCCTTCTTCGCATTAGCTTCTTGCACAGCGATCTGTCGGTCTTGGCTTGCGCGTGCTAATGCCGCTTCACCCTGTAAGCGTTGCTGCCAAACATTGTATTGAGGGCAACCACCCATCATAAGAGCAACCAGCAAAACAATGACAATTCCAACCACGGAGGCAATACGTCCGAAACACACTTCCTCATTCTTGGCATCATAGAAAAAGCTCATGATAACATCCTTCATAATTGATCAGGACGTTATGCTAGCGCAGCTCTATACAAAAAAAATCCCCGGATTTCTCCGGGGATTGTTCTGACTAAGCAAAAGTCAATTACATGATATTTGCAACAGCGAATGAGCGATAGAACACGTTGCTCAAAGGACTCAACGCACCTGTACCAACTGGAGCACCAGGAGCGAATGGGTTTGCAACAACCGCATAACGGGTCTTGAAGCCAATCTTTGGTTGCAAGCTTGACTCATTCACACCACGCACCATCTGCAAAGGTACATATGGGCAGTAGAACAAACCTGCATCCATTGTGTTGACACCCTTATATCCAGTGGTTACATAGTCACCAGTTGTATATGGGTCAATGTAAACACGGATGTGGTTGTTCAACAATCCTACGAATGTAGGTCCGGTATCATCTACCTGCAAATCATTACCAGCCAAAGCGGGAGTGTAGCTTAGAACACCAGCCATCTGCAAAGCGGAAGCAACGTCACTTGAGCAGATTACGATGTTACCACGGCCACGACGAGTTGCCTTAGCGATCGCGTTGCATTCACGTTCCAACTGGTAATGCAAACCTTTGAACTTTTCAACTGACCAACGACCGTTTGAGTCAACGTCCATGTCGAAGGTGCCTGGAGTTACACAAGTAGCAGCACCCTGCAAAGCAGAGATGTTAACGGTACGGATGATTTCACGGTTGATTTCAGCCAACAACTCAACAGCAAGGATGTTAGCCAATTCAGTCTCAGCATCAAGACCATGAATTGCCTTCAAGTCCTGCGCCATTTCCATTGTGTATTCAGCTTTCAATGCGCGTGAACCAGCAGTTGCTGAAACCTTAGCAACGGACACAGCCATCTGTGCAAAGTCTGTATTACCAGTTGTACCCAATGCTTCAGCCTGTGCAGTAGCCATGGCCTGTGCATAGTTGTACAAAGAAGTATTGCTGGATGGAAGTGTACCAGTATGAGCCTGGCCCATTGTGCTGTTACCAGCAACAACAGTAGAGAACTGGGTATTTGGTTCATTGTAGAACGCATTTGTACCAGTCTGGTTGGTGTAGCTTGGAACCAACGCAAAGATCAAACCAGTAGGACCAGTCAAAGGCTGGACACCAGCAATATCATAAGCGATAAGGTTAGGCAATGCGCGACGGATCAAAGTGATCAACACAGGATCATAAACCTGAATGCCGCCACTGATGTTGGTTGATGGAGCATCCAACTCATCCAAACGCTGTGGAGCAGCGAAGGAATTGCTGTCCTGCATCGTTGCCCATGTATTCTCAAGCACTTGGCAAGTTACTTCACGACGATGCTTGTCTTTAATTTCTGGGAGTTCTGCATGCTCCAGAATTGGTTTCCACTTATTCAAAAGGGTATCAGTTGTAAACATGTTAGAATCTCTCCTGGTTTTGCAACTTGCTAAGTTATTGTTGTTTACGGGCTTTATTTATATTTCTACTTTTTCTACCAATCACGCTTTGCCTAGGCGACCAACATCTTTCGCCAAGCGAGCAATTTGTGGATCAGCATCAGTATCATCAACCTGTTCTTCAGTCAACAGAGTTACTTGTTCATCCAAAGTTTCTGTGGCGTCTGTTGCCTTCACTGAAGTCTTAATGAAGTCTTCAGCAACTGTCTCAAGGATGGTTTTGAATTCTTCAATGGAAGTGAAGTCGATGGATTCTGAAAGCATTGACAAACGATCTTTCTGGGTTTCTGTCAAGTCCTTAGAAACTTCTTCAACAACCTGCTTACGCTGTGCGTTCTCAGCATCAACTTCAGCTTGCTGTTCAATCAATTGAGCCTTAGCTTCATCCAATTGGGATTGAAGAGTCTCAACTTCTTCTGCAAGTTTCTCAACAACATCAATTTTGTCTTCAGGGATGTTGATGTAATGCTTCTCGAACAAATCCTTCAAGCCACTAAGAAGACTTTCTGCCAACTCTGTGCGGATGTTATGTTCAATGGCAACTTCATTCTCTTTTGCCCATTCAGCTGCAACATAATCCATGTAAGTAGAATTAGTTTCATCGAGTTCTGCAATCTTTTCAGCAATAGCTGCTGCAAGTTTCTCTTCAAATGCTTTTTCAGATTCAACCTGAAGAGTCAACACGCGATTCTTAACAGCTGCTTCAAACAATGTAGCAGCACGTGCAATCACTGTTTCATCAAGATTGGTGTTCTTCAGCACAAGCTCTACATCTTCCTTTACATTACCATAGGAAGTAGGAATAGCTTCTGAAGTCGCTTGGTCAGCCGCACGACCTGAATGAGTATCCGCGCCAAAACCACCAAGTTTGCAATACTCAGCGTACAAGCCTTGCAATTGAACTGGATCAGTTCCTGCTAGATTATCGAAAAGATGGGCCAACATTTCATTACGAGTTGGTTGCTCAGAACCTGGTTGACCAGCGAATGCTGTTGGTTCACCACCAGATGGATCAGTTGTTTGGTCAGCTGCACGACCTGCGTGAGCATTACCAACAGCGACTGGTTCTGGAACAGTTGCGTTTACGCCAAAAGATGAACGAAATTCTTCAGCAACTGTCTTCTTTGTTTTCTTGTCTGCCATGTTAAAAACTCCAATTGGGGTTTGGTGATTGCATTTCACCAATGAATTCAAATATGTATTTAGTTTTCTGTATCTTCGGTGGACTTATGAGCATCCAAAGGAACATCGCTCATACCTCTAGCGAAGACCATCAAGACACCCCAACCGATTAAACCAGCGACCGCTATACCCAAAACAACTAGAACTGTTCCTAGAATGCCCATTATTTTTGCTCTCCCAAGAACTGATTCCAAACTCTCAAGAACGCTTCATTGACCTTGCGTGAGTCTTGAGTAGCAACTGCGGTATTGATCTCATTCTTTGCTGCAACAAGTTGTTTCTCGACCAACACACCATTATCCCAAACCCATTCAGCTGATTCCATCAAGCCTTGAACGAAGGCATCAGGAGCAGATGGATTGGATACGATGTCAGCAGCAGTCATCAAACGGAAGTCTTTCTGAACTTCCATGATGCCGTTCTTTTGCTGAACAGAACCAAGCGCGCGACTTGATACACCAAGGTTAGCGCCTGCTTGAAGAAGACCAATTGCAATCTTACCCATTCCCTCATTGATTAATTGAGCCTTACCAATGAAGTTGTTTCCATCGCGATGAAGTTCTTTGATCAAATGAGAAACACGCTCAAGATTGATCTGCGGATTTGCTGGGTGACCCAACTCACCATAAGCAGTGTTCTTGTTCACGCAATCCTTAACATAACGATTGACTTCATTCTCCATGATTTCAGGAGGATAAATGCGACCATTCTTGTTCTTGATTCCGGCTTGCAAAAATATACCTTTGATGTAATGGTTCTTAACACCATTCACTTCTTCAACAAGAACTTCTGAATTTTCAATTTCTTCAACTAAGAGTTTCATGTTCCTACCTTAATAATTCGTATGGTATTTGTCGGCATTTGGAATCTTTTTCAACAGAGCAGCATGCATCTTTTCCGCTTTCTCATTTACTTTAGAAGCGTTCTCGCCTTTGACACTACCAAAAGACTTGATGCGAGGGATTGGATCATCTTTGTGGCGGATTTCAGCATAGAATTTGTGCATTGTTCCACCAACACTGCGCAACCTGCCTTCCATCTTATAATCCGTCGTGTGATATGGTCTTACTTCCCATTCACCATCTTTAGATCTATAGCTTCTAACGGACCCTCTGAAGCCACGTTCATGGTGAAGTTCCCACTCTAGTCCTTTAGGTATTTTAGCAAAATGGTCTTCTACTTCATTCAGTTTTTCTTCTTTTACAAGTCCTGGAGCAAGATGATGCGCCAACAACTTTCCACTCACCTTTTCATGAGCAGCATGTTCTAGATCTTTCAAACGGTGGAATTCATTGTTCAATTCGTCATATTTAGTCTTGTGCTCAGATTGCTTGATATCATTATGCATGCGATAGCGGATTGATTTTAGATGCGCTTCATCAGTTGCTTTTGCCGCAGCATAATAAGCTTTCATATCTGGATGTTCATGATCCAGTCCTTCAGAAAGCTTGCCAACTGCTTTATCAATACCTTTTAATCTCCGTTCTTTTGCAGCTTTCAATGCTGTTTCATATGAACGCGTTCGTTCAACATCTGAAGCTGGTTTTTTTACTCTAAGATACGCAATTGCAGTGTGATGAGCATCTGTTTGACCAGCGGCATATCTAGCAGCCTCTTTAGAAGCTTTGCTAATATAAGACCCCAAAGTCTTTTTTGAAATTTCATTCAATTCATCTTCATTCACAGACGCTTTACGAACAAGTTTAGAAGATGCTAGAACGATACCATTATGTCTCTTCTTGCTTTTAGCTTGCTCTTTATCACCTTGTTTCATGTAATGTTCATCCGGCTTGCCATTAGATGCCACTCTGGCGATAGCATGATGAGAACCTGCCATATAACTGTTAGCACGCCCATCAATAGAAGCATATCCAATATAGTTTCCAAGCGTCTTAGGAGACAATTCATTCAATTGATCTTCATTTACTTGCGCAAACCTGTTATGAAGATCTTTAATCATTTTGGCATGATGGTTGGCAATGGTTTCATTACCACGAGCCACAGACTTGTAAAGCAAATTGTTTTCACTACCAAGAGCATGTTTAGCTGCTGTTCTGTGCGCTTTTTCAGCTGCCTGGCGATGATAGATTTCACGTCCATGATGATAATCAAGATTAGCTAGAATACCAGTTTTGGTGTCTGTGTCGTACTCGCTTTCATTCATCTTCTTATGATGTTCTTTGGCAGCTTCATAAGCTTCTTTATCTGTATCAAAGTCACCAAGATATTCACCGCCAAATCTTAGGACATGACGCTTTTGTGGCTTGCCCATGTATTCTTTATTAACACCATAACGACCATCTTTTCTTGGATCAAATTCTTCTTTCATTGCCTCTGGAGCAATCTTCTTCAATGCTTTGTAAATTCCATTTTGGCGCTTCAGGTTCTTCTTGTTCAGTTCATCACGATCTTCGCGTTCAGCTGCTGTTGTACCAACAGTCGTAGCAACCCCATTGATGTAACCGATTTCATGGGCTTTCCATGCTCTATCATGCATTGCTGACTGAACATAGCGACCAAGAGTTTTCTGGGAGAGCTCATCCAATTGTTCTTCTTTCAAGATAGCACCATCGCCTTTGAATTTCTCCATCCTGGTGCGAACAGCTGGGTCAGGATGGTTGCGCAACTCATTGTAGAAATGCTTAGCCATAGTGTTGTAGATATGTGCATGTTTCTTCGCAAGTCTATCATGCTCATCTGCTAGAGTCTTATAATGTAACTTGGCATCAGGATCAGCTGCTCCCTGATAATTACCAATTGCACGCAAACGAGCACTTGAATGAACATGGTGCATATGCAAATGTTCTTTGGCTGTTAGATCCCCACCCACTTCTGGAAGCTTCTTATCATGGAATACGAGATCAGGACTCCATCCTGCCTGTGTTGCATATGTAGAATCTTGCCCCTCATCCAACTTTCTAATTTTTACATTTTGCGTTTCATATGCAGATCCGTGCAGCATCATAGCTTTAGTATGCGCATCTTTTCTGTCTTTTGCATACACAATAGCATGGGTGCTATATTTTGGCGACTGCACTTTATAAACGCTGTCACCTTCTTCTCTTGTTTGATCTTTCAATGCCCACTTATGTGCTTTATTCAAACTTTCCTTGATGCTTTCAGGATCAGTTGGGTTGGTGTCAATTTTTTCTTTCTTGTCACTGATCTTGTCTGTTTTCTTTTCAACACGCTTTGCCATCTTTTCAATGAGTAATGGTTCAACTTCTTCCTTCACAATTCTGCGACCAACGGAATTATAAGCAGTTGTTAATGCTTCTCTTGGGTCATCATGCGAATGAATAGCAGAAAAGATCTTTCCCTTGTTCTGATATTTGGCAACAGCAATGTGAGACTTCCCATGTTTGGTTAAATTGAATTCAAGAACACCACCATCTTTCAACTTATGGGTCAAAGAACGCGTTCCAGCGTTATTCTTTTCAACATGACTCTGACTGTCTATCAATCTTTTCTTCGCATCGGCCGGAAGCACTGATAACCATGAAAAAGAACCACCATCTTGTTCCTTCAAGTGAGTAGGATAGATTTTGTATGCAACTTTATTGATAAGTTCAAAATCTGACATTTCTATTCCTAGTCTTATGGGTTTGCAATGTAGCCAGTTGCACTTGCAGCATTTGCATTGATTGTAACATTCTTATCAATTACCACAACAGCTGATGAACCAGCAGCTACTGTCAAAACAATAGAATCTGTGTTAGCAAAAGGAATGGATGCACCACTCTCATCTAACAACCAATGATCTACTCCGGAAAGCGTCAGAAGAGTTGCACTACTATTTCCGATGCTAACATTACCACTGAAGAACACACGTGTTAATTTCGCACCACGGATAGTTTCATAAGTGTTTGCTAATGAGGCAACAGTATGTGTCTCGCTGGTGTTAGCAAGAATCACTACTCTTCCTTTCAATTGGTTGCTCTGAATCATTATCGTAAGTCCTTGAATTCAAATGTATTTAGTTATGGGTTAGTGTTCTAGATCATTTATCTGACAACACACTTAAACACACGTTCTAATAATTGACGTGAATTTGATGTGTCTTCTTTTAATTGATCGGCATACACACGTGATACTTTCTTCAATCTCTTACGATTGCGGAGTTGTTTTTCTCTGAAGTTTGTGATCAATCTGCGAGCAAGTTTCTTAGATGACAACACTTTGTCCTTGTTCTTAAGGTCTTCCATGATGTTGTATTTCTTGCGGATAGCATAGATACCACCTTGGCGAAGTGCTTCCGCATGTCCATGCATTGCCTTAGCAACTTCAATCCCATAATGCTCTTTAACATGATTGAAGATATTAGCATTATGCGCTTTGTGATATTCTGTGTAAGGATTGGCACTATGATTCTTGGCATAGATATGCCACATGGTAGATAATGAGTCTCTTTTGGATGAAGACTTGGCGTTAGAGTCTGGAATAGTAGAAGGAGCAGATGGCGGACTTTTTATGCCATATCCTGGTACATAATTTCTGTCTGGAGAGCTATGACGAGAATAGTCATATCCCTTCATTGCGTCTTCACCTTCTTTTGTTTTTACAAGAGCCATTACTTATCCCTCAAGAGCGCATTTCGCTCTCATATTTCCAAGCAATGCTTGCAGATGACCTTTATCACCTGTTACAGAACGCTTCAATGCGTTTGTTAAGTCTGTATGAAGACGCATTTTCTTCAGACCTTCTTGACCATGTTTCTTAGCGACGTGATCTTCAATGCGCTTTAAGATTTCATTGCGAGAGCCTGATCCGTGGGCATCGGCACGGCGAGCATGTTCATCCCACAGGCCTAGTAACTCATGCTTGGCCGGATCAAAGAGACCCTCATCCAGAGTTTCTTCAGTTACAAAATCAACTTTTTTTTTATCTTCCGCTTCTGAGATCCTTTTCATCATCTCAATTGGATGCTGCTTTTCACCGGCAGGAATTTTCGCTGTACCTGTTAATTTACCAACTGCTTTCTCCAGACCCTTGATGCGATTATATTCTTTGCGTCTGTTATGATTTTCAATATCATTCATCTTCTTATTGTCTTTTTCATTATTATTGATCATATCCATGCTGACGCCACCATGAAGTTTAGACAAGGTGTTATGTGCGTCATTCATATCTCTGCGCTGAATTTCCTGCTCTTTGCGCTTTTGACCAAGCTGATACAAACTGTTGGAAACGCCATGAATGTACTTGCCGACAGTTTCCTTTGAGATTTCAGATAACTCGTCTTCCTTCATGTATTCAGGCATTTTCATATTTTCTTTGTATTTTTTATGAGCTGCATCAAGAGCTTCATGAGAAGTTTTACCCGTTGCCCAACCAGCACGGCGATATCCATGCGCTGTTGAATTCAGTTCAGCAGAATAATCGTTGTTCTCTGGATGATGCAATATTCTCAAGCTATGCTCCGTGTCTCCCTTTTTATAGGAATGAAATCTTTCCCCCTTGCCATAAACAGCTGCATGCGTAACAGACCCAAAATTATTCTTAAACACTGGATGCTTTTGATAAGATTTATCAAAAGCTGTAGACTCATTGATTTCAGTTTCTTCCCAAGCCATTGCTGGACCAGATGGAATTGCACCCATAGCTTTGAATTGGCTGAATAGAGGATA